CTAAGGAATCCCTAGGCTATATCCGAATACTAAACCCATTAAACCTACAATAGAGTAATCCCTAATTTTGATATATAATGAAGGTTTATAAACATATTGAGGATCTAACCAACAAAAGTTCTTGGATGGACAATATTCTGTTTCTACTAATACCCAATAAGAATCGTAACGAGTTTCCACTACGGTTTTTGCTATTGGATTTTTAGGATCTCTTAGGTATTCCAATTCTGTGAGAAGCTCTTGGATGCACTTAGTTCGATTAGATCCTTTGTATTCTGAACAACCGTTAGTGAAGTTAGGAGTAACTAGTTTTTCCGTGGGTTTAGGAGTAGTTAAACAGTTCACTGAACTTGATAAAATTAAGAATAGACTTAGAATAAATAGAATTATTGATTTCTTCATTTGCTTTTTCCTCCAAATAGTTGATCACAAATGTCTTCAGGGCCACATTCATCAAGAATAGATATCGCACTTCGGTCTTTGACCAAAGCTTTATACGTGCAATCATGTTGATGTTGCCTACAACCTAGCCAAGATTTATCAGATGAGAAATCGGCTTTTGAAAACTTATTAGTGACTTTGCTTTCACTAGGTTCGAATCGAATGTAATCTTGCAAAACAATCAAAGCAATAACACAGATGATCATATAAATCATAACTCCCCAATGTTGCTTAATTCCTCTCCCAAAATCTTTGAGGATCGACTTGATCCCTTCACCATTATTCTTTTGATCCAATTACTTCTTCTCCTTGTTTGGTTTTTGATTTTGAATAATAAATATTCCATGCTAGTTCCAAGTAAGGAGCTGCAAAGATCAAGAGTCCAATGCCTGATAAGATGAGAAATGCTGGAAGGTTCTGTCCCAATACCTCTGCATCTGAATTTGTCCCTTCCAATCGAAGATAGAATTCCCCTACTCCTGAAAAAAAGCAGATGATAAGACCTGGGATTCTAAACCAAATATCTCTAAAAGATATCTCTTCCTTTTTGTAATATTTCTTTCCCATTTAATTACCTTTCTTCAATTGAATGAATCCAAACTGTCTTGGCTTATCGATTGGAGAATTTACCATCTCTTTCCAATCATCGATAGGAATAACTATCGATTCGCCGTTAGTTTCTTTATAGTTTGTTAAGATATTTCCAAAAGGATCATCGAGGATGAATGCTGAGATTTTCCCTTGGCTATCAAGGATATAACCTTTTATTACAACCAAGTGACCTCTGCCAGACGGATACCATGGTTTTATCCAGATCGATGCAATAACAACAAAACCGAAGTCTATGCAGTCCTTGATGCTCTCTTCTCTTCCTTTGCTATTTCGATAATGAAATTCTAATTTAGATTTAGCTAAAATCTTATTCAGGACTTGCTTGTGGGAATCCCACATGAACCTGTTTTGCTTATTCTTTAAGTTGCTAATTACAAGTAGGTGATATGCAGTTTCATCTAGAGGACTAGTAAGGACACCGCCTTTCCATAAGCTTTCGGTAAACATTGATCCAGAAGAGATGAAGCATTGAGTAGTTCGGTCAAAAAGCTCGCCTTCCCTTTTATCAAGGTCTTCCACTGGGAAGAGAATTTTTCCATTGAAATCTACTACATTCTTTTCATCGATGAAATAGAGTTTTTTGTTGTCTCTTTGGCTTTTATAAGATCCTACGAAATCTGCAATCTTGCGCATAAGCATATGATTGCATGGAGGGATTTATCGGATTTTTCCATGCTAGAAAAAGATATTTTTATTTAAAATGTATTGATATTTTTGAGTAATCTTCGAGAATATTTACAAAAGGATATTATTAAAAAATCTATGTATAATTTTAAAATTGGAGATGTTCACTCATTCGGTAAAAATATTGTAGAATTCGCTGGGAATAAATATAAGATACATTATATCGTCTTCAAAAGGACTATTGACGAATCATCGAGTGAATTCATTGCTGTTGCGCTAGATTTTGGATATTTTGGAGTTGCATCAGAATTTAATGAGGCAGTCAAAATCGTTTTTCATCAAGTTACCGGATTAAAAAACCGTGTAAAATCTAAGAATGAATTCCTTTTCAACATCGAAGGTGTAGATATTGAAGAATATTGGGAATTATACAGAAAAATTAGCTATATCCATGGAGATTCTGAAATCCAACAAATCGAAAAGCTTGAGACTCAAAATAAAGCTTTGGAAGAAAATGAACGAGAACTTATCGAAGAAATTTTCTCGCACAGAATAACTATAGATATGCTTCAAAAGGCTCTCGAAGTTGAATCCTCAAAATCTCCCACCAGAACGACTTGATTATAGTAAGGTTATTGAAAAGCTTATTAATAATTTTCCTGGTCTACAAGAAAAGGAAGAGAGTAAGCTAAAACTAGGTGGTTCAGATTCCTTTACAATTATAGTAATTAACATTCCAGGATTCCAATATACACTGCCTATAGCTAAATATTCAAATAATTCAGTTATTAGAAAGTCTTTCGAGGGCATAGCTAAAAAAATTAGAATTGATATTGAAGAGTTTGATAGAGATTGTGCGTTCCAAGATAATTGAAATATTCAATCAGGCAAACCTGGGATTTCCATCCAATGTGTTATCCTCATAATGTGATTAGGGTTATTAATACCTTTCCATCCTTCAAAGAGAAAGGTTGCGTGAGGATCAATATAGAAAACCATTCTATTTTTTATCTTACTTGAAAGATTTTCAACTACAGTCAAATACTCATTAGGTTCAGGTGGAAGTTGATCTTTTACTGAAATCCATTTCATTAGAGTGCTCCGAACTTTATTCCAGAGTATCTACCTTTCGATTGCTTCCACCAATCTTTAATTTCATCGCTTAACTGCTTTATCCTAGCACCAAAGAAAGCTGAAGTGGCCGACATGGTGGTTCCTAACGATTCATGAACAACTCCAACTGATGTTGAGAAGTTGGCCACCCCTCCTATTATCCCATCACCAAAAGAGGACATTACACAAATTGTAAAGAACTTAGTTATTATCTCTTTAAGCTCTCTAGGAACTCTATTTGCATGATCGTATCCGGTAGTGTAATCTATTTGGTAAGCAGATGGAAAACCTTGATTCGATCCTAGTCCTCTCCATGCTTGAAGTCCAATAGTTTGAGGCGCTAAATTTGCCCAAGGAGTCCGAACAAAGACCGCTTCGAGTAATCCCATTTTATATTTAGGAGTCATTCTCTCTTTTAAATCAATTAATGTTGATCCTGTCCAAGGAGATTGCAATATCCATTTATGAACTCTTGCCACGTTCTTTCTTCTTAGTCTAACGAGAAATCGAGATGATTTTGTTGCATCGAAATCATAAAGATCTTCCCATTCCGCAAAGTCTTCAATCATCCCATCTGGAGATAGATCAATTCTTCCTTGGGAATAAGCAGTAGGTCGATGTCTCCATAACCTTGGATAAATATCCCATTCAATTTGATCTTGAAAAGAAAGAACTGTTTGATCGATCCAATTCTTTAATTGGAAGTTTTCCAGCTGAGTACCTCTGGTAGTCATCAAAGGTTCATTGCCAAGAAACATGATACGACGTGCTTCATCTGGATGAAATAAGCATCCCCATTTGGGAGGTATTGGATCTTTAGCCTTTTCTGGATATACTTTGATTGCTAGATCCGAATAGCTATAATCCTCGATTTGGGAATTTAACTGACCTTCGTAGCCATTCATTGATTATACTCCGAAGATAATTGATTAAAACCAAGGTAAGATTCAATTCTATTTCGAAAGTCTTTCAATCTCAAAGGTGTTAAAATTATATCATCTAAATTTGATAGAGGAATGTTTTTGATTTCATTGATAGCCAAGTACAGAGATCCTGTTTTTAAAGCATTAATCACCTTACTTGTTTTCTCAATTACTTGGTCAGTTATTCCTAGTTGTAAAATCCCAAGTGAAATACTATCAGCTGAAAAATCTATTATTAAACTTTCACCAAATTCAATAGCTTTTTTAACAGCTTCTTTAATTTTTGCTTTTTCTATTGATGAATCTACATTAGAATTTGAAATCAAAGATTGAATTTTTGAAATTTGGATTTCAGATAATTCTTCCTTTGTCATTATTCTTAGAGTATTTTCAAATACATAACAACCTATAAACAAATCTGGATATAGTCTTGTAATTTCGATAGCTATTTGATTCACATCCGAAGTAGAAACCAAATCAAAAGATCTTGAATATCCTGTGGTTGATTCTTTAATTAAACTTTCATTCACTTATTTTTCTCACTTTAAAGATTTTCTCCCAGGACTCATAATTCCCATTACGTCCAGTTCTTCGTGCTTCGATTTGAAGAAAACCGGGCTCATTAAATTGTTGCTTTAAAGATAAATATTTAAAACAACTTCGGTTAGAGTCTCTTAACAAGTAAGATATTTCGGATTCTGGTATCGGAACTCCATTAAATACCAACCGATGAGAGTGAGTTCGATTACTTGATGACGTTCTTGAATATGCTATAAACTCTATCTCATATAAACCTTGAGTTTGAATTGGAATCCCTAATAAGGGAATGATTGTCCAAATATTTTGAGCAGAGAGGATAAACTGAGAGTTATTGAATTGTATTTCTAAATTCCTATCAGGTGGATCAATGAAAATGATTCCACTTCCAGAAGGATCGACAGCTAATAGTTTCCCTTGTTGCCAACTAAAGGAACTTGGAGTATCTGGTAGCTCTAGAAAATTCTTTGGTATATTAGCTAAGGCATTTTCGACTCCTTCTATATATTGAATAAGATTTGCAAGATCACTTTGAAATTCATTTCTAATACCCGAATCTTCTTGAACTCTTGTTTGTGATTCATTTTCCAATTGCTGAGAAAGATTATTTAATTGTGTTATCAAAGATGAAATCTGGTCGTTTAACGATTGAATTCCTGATTCTCTACTTTGCTCTTCAGACTCTATTAAACTTTCTAAATTTGTCTTTAATTCTTCGATTGCTAGATGAACAGCTCTTTGAGATGCCCCTCTTTGTATTTCTGAAGGATTTATAGAATTTTGAATGGAAGCAAGTCTTGCTCTAGAATCAGTGAAATATCTATTTGAGCCTTCAGCTAAATTTGAAGTCGTCTTTGTAGAAAATAGATTTGTTAGGTTAAGAGATAAAGAATTTAATTGATTTTGTAGTTTCCCTAATGCCGTGATTAATGCATCTCCATTCTGTATGGAGCCACTAAGATTTAAATTTAGGCCATGAAGAAGAGAATCAATAACCTCAGCATCTGTATCTAATCCAACTTTTATAATTTCATTGGGACTTATTTGAATTAATATTTTTTGATCAATATCAAATACAATAACTGGCTTGGAAACTAAATCCTGAATAGCTTTTAGATCTAGATTTTTAACTTCTGGGAAGATAGTCTCTTGTTGAAAAACTGCATTTTTTATTCTAATTGGTAAGTATACCTCTGGGAATTTTCTCGACATTATGTATTCCTTGACTCTTTTTCTTTTTCAAGAGTTTCATAAAGAAGAGACTTAGCAAAATGCAATTGCTCTAAAGGAAACTCATAAGTCTTTCCAGAAGTTAACATTGCAAATACCGATTTCCCATCTTCCGCTATTCTTTGAACTTCAGCTAACATCCCACCTACATTTACTTTACCTTGAGCATACACTCTCATAATGATTCCAGGTTTAGGAAGCTGTGGACCAGATCCGAATACTCTCCTTTGCTCTTTAGCTTTATTTTCAAATTCTTTATGACGTTTGGTGATCTCTTCGATTTTCTTTTTATCTTCTTCAGAATGATTGAGATGAGATATCTTCTTTCGTTGAGTTTTAGCCTCTTCCCTTTTCTTTTCAATGGGAGTTTGAACCTCGTTTGGTCGAACCCATTTTGTTTGTCTTCTACCTCGAGAATCAATAATTTGCTTTTTGACCAAACCTTGTCTAGGTGTAGATCCGTTAGATATTAAAGGTTTGGGTTTTGAATTTCCTCCAAATCCTAAGAATCCTTTTGATATTTCCTTATCATTGCCCATTGTATTATCCTGTTTTTTACTTGCTTTAATTGCCCATTGGTATAGCTTTTCTTTAGGGAGCTTTTCCCCTCCCCCCTGCTTTGTGAGTTGGTGTGGATCGAGGGGATTGGCAACCTTTTTAATAAGATCGCCCTCAATCAAATGATGGTCGTAGTGATATAACTCTACAACATTGTTCATTTTCCTTAACACGAATCTTATGAAGTATTCCTTTCCATTGAGTCTACTTTTTACCCCTCTATTTTCAAAAAATTCTATATTGAATTTATTTTTAATATTAGGCTCTCGATATAAAAAAATTGACTTATAGATTAGTCTAGGGATATCTTCGATGATCTGAAGACCAAGAGTATCAGCTGAATGCGAAAGGATTTTGTGGAATCCTTTTGTTGAAAATGCAACCCTTCTTCCATCTGGTAAAACTGCTCCCTTATCTTTTAAATTAAAGAAAAGAATTTTTACTTTAGCATTGATTTCTTTTCGGTCAAGGTTGCCAAAATCAACTGGCTCAGAAACATCTACAGGCTCCATTTCCAAAAGTAATTTCAGTCTCTCAGAATCACTGAGATCACTTTCGGATTTGGTTCTTCCACCAACCTTCTCCGGAAATTCAGGATTATCAGGATTATGACTTGGTATCCTTCCGATCTGACGGTATGGCTCAACGAAACCACGATCATTCATCCATCGGCTTCCATCTTTTCGGTACCAATTTCCTTTGTTGATATCTATATCTTTCTTTCGTTTAGAAATAGATAATAAAACTTGCTCTCGAACTTTATTCATCAATTGACTAGGTGTTAGAATTCAGATGCCGAAGACCAAAATCCCATAATATCTTGAACCCCGGTCATAGACTGAATAGAGTCAAAACACAATGGAATGTAGAATTGCTCAGTTCCATTACCTGAAACTGTTCTTATTCTTTCTTCAGGATCTTTCGAGTTACCCTTTCCATTGATGGTCCAAGATCCAGTTGCTCTAACTCTTGTGATGTAATAGATTCTTTTGGGATCGTTTAAAGGTAAATTTCCTGGTCTAGTGAACTGATTTTGGAATTTAAGTAGTTCATAATCTTGAAGAGTGATTGATTTCATTCCATAAATTTAAGCTGAATTGAAATATCGGAAAAAACTATCCATAGATTTTTCCGATACGACCTTGCGAGAAAATAGGGTTTTGCAGGGTTTTTCCGTTTTTTCCGCTTAGAAAGATGAAAATTCAATCTAAAAATTCCAACCGATAAAAAAGCATCTGTTATATTGAACGCATGCCAAACAAGCCTGGAAGACCAAGATCAGCTAATTACCATAAGAACCTAGAAAAGAGAGTAAGACAATCCGAACGAAAGCTATCTCAAGGATCTGATGGGATTTATCGCGAAACTATTCAAAGCAATTCTAAAGAACTTACAAATCAGGTAAATGAAAAGCTCCTTACCATGGCTAAATCCTTCCTTGGTTATGTCGATTCTCCTGGAGTAGCTGGAAAGTATGCAAAGTCTCCAGTTTATACCTATGAGCAGTATCAGGTGATGACTGATGGTGTTAGGCTTCGTCCTGTTTGGAGAATTGACTATACTATGCTTAGGCAAGCTGCTATGGGAACCTCATTGATTTCTGCCATCCATACTGTGAGAGTAGATGATCTATGCAGATTTGCTCGTATCTCTAAAAAAGAAGGTATCGATTTCAAAATGGATGAAGAATCTGAGAAGATTTCTCCAGAAATAGAAAACCAAATGGGTAAATTCGGACAGTTTCTTAAGTTCATGGGTGATAAGGTTGAAGGTTGGACCGAAAGAGATCAACTTTATCCTGTTTTTGAAATGAAACTTCGCGATACATTAACCGTAGATTCTATTGCTCTTTGGATTGTGAAAAATGGATTTGGAAGACCCATTGAAATTAAGTATTTAGATCCTTGTACGATTTTTCCTATTGATGCAACAAAAGGCTATAGAGGCGATAAATCAATTCGTTTCGTACAAATGGTAGATAACACCGTAGTAGAAGTATTTGGCGCTGATGAATTGCTATGGATGCATAAAAACCATCTTTCTGATGTTCAGCTAAGAGGATGGGGATTTGCTCCTTTGGAAGCTGTAATGCTTGAGCTGGTTGGAGTTATCAATTCATTAAAATTCAATAGGGAGAGATTTACAAGGCAACCTCCTCCAGGATTTCTTTCTATCATGGGTGATATCTCTCAAGACGCTATTGATGCGCTCGAAATTCAATGGAAAGAAATGGTATCTGGCTTAGATGATAATCATGCAATTCCAATTATGAGCTCATCTGCAGGAGAGATAAAATGGACCCCTCTTAATTTAGCAAATGATATGATGTTCAAAGATTTTATGCAATGGTTAGTCTCTTTTGTCTTAATTGGGCATGGAATGGATCAGGCAGAATTAGGATTACGTCTTTTGGGTTCCCAATCTCTTGGTGAAGCTAATCAAAATGATAAGATTAAAGCTTCAATGACTAGAGCCAAAAAAGCCCTACTAACATATTTTGAGTCGGTTTATGATAGAATTAAAGCATTTTTCCCAGAATACAGTATGTTTCATGTCGAGTTTGCTGGAAAAGATCCTGAGGATGAGAAAGATAAATTAGCTAAGATTAAAGAAGAAAGCTCTACATTCAAAATGATCGATGAAATTAGATTGGAACAAGACCTTCCAACTCTTGGTGAAAAGATGGCTGAGATGTATGGTGTTGATATAGAAGAAGTTAAGAAAATGGGAGCTCTTATCTTAAATCCTACTTATCAGCAGTATGCTATGAGTCAATCTCAACCTCAAGGAATGGATGAGATGGGTATGGAAGGAGAGGACGAATTTGGTGATGAATCCAATCAAGAATTTGATGAAAACCAAAATGCTGAAATGAACTCCAATAATGAAGACGTAGAATTTGAGAATTCAGGCAATGATCTAGAATTTGAAGATGAGGGTTTCGCTGATTCTCTTGAAGAAGATGCAGACTTAAAAATCTAATCATTCACTAGAACAGCAATTGCGCACTCTGACTCGAATTGTTTTTCAAGCTTCTTCAAATTTTCATACAGGCTTCTAGTATATTGTTTGTTCCCACAAATTACTTTCAGTTGGATACCATTCTCTCTGCCTACTTCTAAAAAGAAGTGGGCAATTTCCATCGTTGCCCATGAATTGATAAACTCTGTTTTTGAGAGGTCTAGTGTTAGTCTTCGATCTGAATACTCAAGTTTCCGAACAAACTTAGCATAAAAATTAAGAAGATTCTTAAGGTTATTAGTTTTATCTAATCGTAAATTTCTAGCAATTGTAACTGTGGCTCCAATTCCTTGAATATAAACTTTATTCGGATCATTCTGAATATTTTCAATTATTTCCAACATCTCTTGATTTTTTGAAATAATTATTTCTAATTCTTGAATTCTATGAGCAAGATCTCTATTTAACTGTTTTAATTCGGCAATCTCATCCATTAAATGCATTCCAGGAGAATTTTTTAAACCATCACTTGATTTGGTAAATAAGTCCGATAGAAATGATTTTATCTGTTTTGAATATACGATTAGAAATATCAATAATATATTTATTGAAAGTAAAATTGAAAACCATGCTGGAATTTCTGTTAGTGCTGATATTGTTTCTTTGTTCATATTTTTTTATTCATTTTCTAAATTTTAATCGCACCTATTCGATTTCTAATTTGTCCACCAAGGGTAGCAAAATTACCAGTTATGTATAACGCATCTAAATTTTGTGCTAACCTACTGACCGTATTATCCGCTCCATTAGTTGGATACCAAGAAGTTACTGCACCTGTGGTCATATCGATTGCACCTATTCGATTTCTAGTTTGTCCACCAAGGGTAGTAAAAAAACCACCTACATACAAAATGTTCGTCCCCACTTGAGGAAGAAGAGTAAAAACCGTACTATTTGCCCCACCAGGTGGATACCATGAAGTCACCGTACCTGTAGTCATGTTGATTGCACCTATTCGGTTTCTAGCTTGTCCACCAAGGGTAGTAAAAAAGCCACCTACATACATTGTATTATTAAATATTTCAATAACATTGATATTTCCATTAGCACCACCAGGTGGATACCAAGTGCTTACGAATCCTGTAAATATTTCAATAGCACAAATTCGATTTCTAGTAGGGCCAATAATACCGCCCATTGTAGTAAAATCTCCACCTATATACAATAGATCGTTACTATGCGTTATCCATCGAACTTGGTTATTCGGAGGACCTGACGCAAAATTAACATTTGGTGTTATTTGCCAAGAAGTAGTTGCCCCTGATATTAAATCAACTGCACCAATATTTGGTCTTTCTAATCCTCCTAAAAGCGAGAAATTGCCCCCGACGAATAAAGAGTTGCCTACAGCATGAAGAGAAAAGATTGTTCCTGTTCCTTCTACCCCACCAGGTGGATACCAAGAAGTTACTTGACCTGTGGTAGTATCGATTGCACAAATCCCATCTCTGGATTGTCCACCAAGGGTAGTAAAATTACCGCCGACGAATAAAGTATTTCCTGATACATGAAGTGCAGTGACAATATTATCTGCCCCACCAGGTGGATACCAAGGGAGCACCTCACCTGTGGTCATGTCGATTGCACAAATATAATTTCTTGGTTGTCCACCGATAGTTGTAAAATCTCCACCGACAAATAAAGTATTTTCTGTAATAGCATAACAACATCTAATATTTTGATTTGCCCCACCAGATGGATACCAAGGGAGAACAGTTCCTGGAGGAGATTGGATGTTATGGATTTTTCTCTTCATTAATCCTAATGGTGGAATCATTTGTTTAACCTTGATTCAATGCAACTAATGCATGAATTCTAGTTCCAAAGTTTATAAAGGTGTAAATATCAAATCTATTAGCCGTGACAGTGGGTGTTGGTTGAGTTTGATTTTCCCATCTAATTGGTAGAGGAGCAGAAAAGGTTAAGGAATACGCTGACCCAGTGGATGCAACCTCTAGGACTACAGTCTGAAGAATTGACATATTCGAAAGAGTTATGGTTGCGTTCCCACCTGCTTTCGAATAATAAGAGAATTCAGAGCAATTTAGAGTTATATTTCCTGAAGGAATTGATGGAACTGAATCAACATTAATCCGTGCATGTGATTTGATATCAAATTGCAAACTTGGACTTAGGTTAAGAATATCAACCCAATCAAACCATGTAAATTCTCCTCCTCCTATATCGAACATATATTTTCTCATAAAGACCTTATCTCTCGTTAATAGACTATCACCTTTAACGGGAAATAAATGCTGAACGATTGAATTACCTACCCCTTTTGTAACTACTAAAATACATTCAATATTTCCGAGAGATATAGGAAGAAAAAATACTGGTCTACCTGCCGAAATCGTAGTAAGTGTAACGGAATAAACTCCAGGGGTCAGAGTAGTATTAATATTTGTTACTGTAACAGGTGAATTTTCAGGTGGTGTTCCCGTGATTTCAGAATAATCTATTTGCTTGAATGTTTTATCTGAATGCAAATATTCACCAATGCTCCCAGATGGTAAATTATCTTCTTTGTTATTTTCTAAATCGTTGATAGAATTAGTAATCGCGTTTAAACCATTTTCGAGATCTGATACATCTGATTGCTGAATTAATCTAAATGAGTTGCTTCCATCTAAAAATTCATTCGGATTAGTCAATGATGGTAATGTGATGATATTCCCTAAGTAGGTACTAATAGAGTTGATATCATTGATGATGTTTGAAAGCTCAGTTGCCAAACCTTCAACATTTCCAATTGTTATTGATACAAACTCTTTTAATCCATTGAAAAATTTATCAACATCTGATGGTGAGATATTAGGCTCCTTTCCAGCTAATGCTAGGAAGACTGCCTTTTGTGATGGTGCTTTTAATTCTTCTAACTCATTGATATCATTATCAACAGCTGCTGACTTAGCTCTCTCATCTGTAAAATAAAGATTAGTTGAACCTTCAGCTAATTTATTAGTGTTAGATTCGATATTTCCACTGCTATCTAATCCTTGGTACCCCGTTGGTTGATTTCTTTCAGATCGTAGTTGGTATTGCGGATGATCGTCACCAGAATCATTTCCAATCAGTTCACTATGAAACTGAATTCTAGCTTTTGTTTTTATCCACCTACCAGGAGATGATGCTACAATATCATTAGGCAAGATAACTAAATCGGGAATTTCGGGATTTGGTACACTTGCAACTGATTGTTCATCAAATTGATAGAAGGCTTCAATGTCCTCTACATATCGAATTTGTTTATCTCTTCTTTCTGTAATAGGAATAGAAGTTAATTCAGATAGATTTTGAACTGGTAGTCCAAAATTCAATAGCACATTTTCTCTTAGAAACTCAAGATTGACCGAGTCTTTTGGATCAACTGGATTTTTCGTTCTTACTGGAAGCAATTCCAAAGCTGAACTAAGAAATTCTATATGAGAATCCTTTTCAGATTTTAAAGAATTCCCACCTTTTCCTAGTTTTACTAGAGAATTGATTCCAGAGAGAAGAAAATCAAATGTTTTATTCAAGATTAGTCTATAACCTCGTTAGATGATAACGACTATCCGAAATAACTTTCGAATTTGATTTTGTTCACATCATAAGTCGTAGCAATATGCAACTGGTTAAGGTCTCCCGTCCAGAAAATAACACCATCTGGGAACTCGAACTCATCAGCTGATCCATTAAATCTCGCTTTCAATGGTGCTGGATCATCTTTTTTAATTGAGTTTGCAGTATCATCTTCAGCATAAGTAGCCATCAGTAAAACGTATTTGAATTCAATATCCGATGGGATATTAATCTCAACAAGGTTGTCACTTGCCTTTAACTTCCTGGTGATTCTCTGTGGCTCATGCACTTGATATTCTTTCTCGAATTTCTCAATTAATCTTTGAGGTGCATTTCCATCTCTAGCCAATAATTCCAATTTTAATGTATGAATTTCTGCCATTTACTTTTTACCCTCAGTTTGTGCTTGAGCACTCAACTTTTTTGTTCGTTCAATTATATCCTTCACAACTGCTTCAGCTTCATCTAAAGCTGTCTTTGGATCCTTCCCCATCATAATCCCTTGGAAGGAGAGTTGTGAAACCTGTTGAAAAATCATTTGTTCATTCAAAATACATACCTCGAAAATTTTAATAATTCACTAAGGAAACTGTATTGGATTTTGAAATATCGGAATGAATTAGTAGGATTTTTTAAGCAAAATAGATTTTAAGATCGCAATATCAATAGCAACAGCTTTTTTCAATGCTTTACTTTTTAGAGCATCATCTTTTATTTTTCCTATAGTTTCGTTATGCTTTTGCGCATTTATCTTAGGATAAAAGAAGCCTTTTGATTTATCGGATAAAATTACAAACTTTGTTGAGGATCTATGTACATGACCGCTTTTATAGACCTGTTCGCTTACACTAACATTTCCCTTTCCAGTCATTCCAGGATCGACTCGGGTTTTATATTTATTTCGAACTACTTTTGATGTTGAATCTTTAATTGAAGGTTCCTTTCTACTTCCAGTTTTTGTCAGGACATTGGATATTGCATTATTCTTAGGACTGACATTAGAACCATCCTCATTCTTCGAAAAAGGAATTATCAAATATCTTCCATTCTTTCCATGTCTAGCCTTGGATGAATTAAGAAGCCCTGGCTTCATGTCGAATCTCGCTCTACCATTTTGGATCACAGCAAGATAATTATATCGACCTTTATTGGCGTACATAATTCTATAACTTCCAGGATCTCTTTGTTTTATTAGAAAACCACCTCCACCACCAGATCCTTCAAATACAGCCATCCTTCCCCACCAGGAAGGTGTAGTATGGTTGGCCACTAAGTCAGTCCATGTTCTTCGTAATTTTTCAGATATCTCTAATAGAATTTTATTAGTTGTAGTAAAATATCCTTGATTCCAAAGCCGATCAAATTTTTTATTTATACTCATATTTTTTATGAATGTTTAACAAATGAAAAAGGCTCCACTTGATTTCTCAAGGAAGCCTTCTTTATACTTTGAAACTTAAGATTTGTTACAATCTGACCGGAACGTTTTTCCAGACTCGAAATTTCTCAGGAGCAAAGTATTGAACTAACCCGTAGAATTCTACCATTCCTTGTTTAGTTCTTAGCTTACCACCTGCGCCATAAGGGAAAAGTGTCTTGGTGAACGATAATAACTCTGTTAGAACATAAGTTCTACTCTCATCTACTGTAGAACGTGAGTTAAAATCTCCCATCACGATGATTGTTGTTCCAGGAAGATCTTGATTCATATCTAAATGAACAGTATCACCCGATGGATTTCTTTTCAATTCAATCATGTAACGAATTGTGTTCGAACCAGGTTTAATTGATCTGAAAACTACGAATCTAGTAGCTGGTTTTCCACCAGAACCAGGTGTAATTGTAATTTCAACCGCCTCACCAGCTGCAACTGCAATTGCTTGCTCTGGACTTGCTTCTGACCAATCTAAATTGGTTCCCGCAGAAACTCGATACTTATAGCTACCAGCATCTGAAGAAGAAAATAAGGATCCAACAGTTGAACCGTTATTTGCTAAAACTACCGAAGGAATAGCTGGAGCTTCAGTTAATGATGTTGGACCTTCAACATAATTGCCTGTGGCTTCATCCAAAACCATAGGGACTCCCCAATTGTGCTTATCCATGAATATATCTGTTTCAAAATTGATATACTCATCTTTAGCATTGGAATCATACATCCCTCTGATAATATTGGACATTCCTACATTTCCAGGATTTTGGTTTGCATTTTGGAATACCCAAGACTTACCATTACCATCATAAATTTGATCGTAAAGTGCCTTTGTAGCATTATGCATCCATGCTTTGTTAGGAAGACCGAAATATTGAGTTCGGATTTCTGCACTGTAATGCTTCATTTCATCAGCCGTAGGAAATTGACCTCGTGCATCGATAACAAACTCAGAAGAAGCCGCTAAACATTTTTCTAAAATACCATCTTGAGTAAGTGGATTGTTTGCCTTCTTATGAAACCAAGAAGCTCTAGTTAGGTTTTCCATGGCTCTTCTAAGAGCACCATTCCCTTGAATTAAGGAAGGATCTGCAACATTATCCACGGTATCAACTACTTTGTTATAATCGAAACCTTCTCCAACGTAGCATACTTCATCGAATAGCCTTTTTAGAACTACGTCTCTAAATCTTGGCTCGTCTGATTGACCGATATGGGAAGATCGGTACCAACCACCGCCATGAGACTTGTTTTTATTGTATTCTGCAATGACTTGTTTGACAGATCGTTTAGGAACTTGAGATAAAAATCTAAAATCTTTATCTGAAGAAACAAGACTTACAAATGTCTTGTCCAATGACTGCATTGATAATGCAGCTCCCGAACCACCATCTACAAATGGTGAAATTCCACCTTGTGCAGTGTTAGCCTCGAATGCTTTTCGAATTTCGAGGATCTGATCTAATGAATATTGTCCTGGGATGAAAGACATTATTTTCCCTCTCTTAGTTTAGAATCTACATAGCTTTGTGCATTCTCAGAAAGCTTTCTGTTATGTTCGAAGAATGTCATTTCTTCAAGTGCTAGATCGCCAGCTTGGATGCCTTTCAAAATAATTAATTCAGCTTCCTTCATCTTCTCGGGAGACATTACAGCTGGTGCAGAAGCAGATGCACCTTTAGTTACATCCTGTTCTATAACTGGTGTTTTTTGTGAACTAGGAGCTGGGGTAACTTGAAGCTTTGCGATAGTTGATTTCAAGACTTCGATTTCCTTTGACATTTCACCCATTTTCGTTTGTTGCTCAATTACCTTATTGAGACCTTCAGCCAGCAAAGCCTGATTTTCGTTAATCGCTAAAAGAGATTTTTGAATCTCGTCATTACCCATATTTCCTTCTCCACTTTCATTCATGATATCATCTTGAGTTCCCACAGTATCAGTTGCATCATCTTCAAAATATCCATCGATTACTGAATTGCTGAAGTCTTCCAAGTCTTTCTCTTCTACGCCTTGCGACTTTGCCCATTCACTAACAGAGTCAAGGTCAGGAGCTAAATCTCCTGTCTCGAATAATACTACGGCCGTTGAAGCCAATTCACCTAGATCTAATGAAGATGGATCATCTATAGGAGAATCATCTCCAGTTTCTGTTTCACTAGGAAGGTTAGATTTTTGAACATCTTGTTTACCAAGAGACTCACGAAGTTTTTTTAAAGCTTCTTCAAACATTAATTTCTCCATTTAGTTTAATAAAGAAAGTGTCTGTCATCTCTTCTAACAGATCCCCTTCTAAACCATATTGTGTACTAATCCAATCTCTGATTGATATAGTTTTCACAGACATTTCCTTAGAAATAACACGGGAAACAATATCGGAAAAAATTTTTTCCATATATCTTTGAGAAGCTATTGGATCATTGGAAACAAAATCATAGAGAGCATTGTATTTAACTTGCAATTTACGAAGTAATGAAAGGTCTTCTATGTTGCTTTCTTCAACAAAGGATGAATCCTGGCTTGCGAGAAAAGATTTTTGAACATCTTTCAGCATGAGGATGTTGCTTTTCATCAAAGTCACTGCAGTGTCATTGTTAATAGAATCACTCTTGGGTTGAATTGCACATTTTCGAAGGTGAATTCTTTTTAAAGTATTCCCATCGAAATCGGATCTATGAGCCTTTCCGGATACCGAAGCTCCCCAACCTGCAAAGCCAGCCTCAAGCCCTTTCCTTATTTCTTCCGCATAAACATTGCCAGGAATCAATGAACCGAGAATATAAAAGCCATCATCTACCAATTTATATTCAGAAGGAAACTCATCTCTAGTGCCTACGGCTTGGGGATATCCAATAATTGCTTGAATCTTAGATTTTTGAAGTTCGGTCAAACGTTCAGGGGAAATCTTTCCTCCTGAATTGATAATTTCTTTATCAATTATATCTGTTAAATGATTATAATCTAAATAGCCTTCATCAAGAAAGTTACTCCTCATTTGGGTGTCTGCATAAGCAGACTTTAGGATCACTTCACCTACTCTATCTTCTTTCTCGGTTGAGGCCTTAATCAATATCCTAATCCCATTGCCTCTAGGCATAGGGAATGCTTTCATAATTGAAAAATCGTGGATAAATTCAGCTTGTTGCATCATCAATCCTGATTTTATGTTAATTCAGTTTATCGGAAAAAAAAATTATGGATCGGACAACAAAGCGTACACATCCATCTCTCCATTAATAGCACCATTTGGATTCCAATAGCACTTTATCTGTGATGCAAATTCCAGTGTCTCAAAACTCATACCTACAAATATTCCTTGAGTTGAAAAATCTACACTTTCACTTGAATCTGCAAATTTGATTGGTTCTGAATTCGTTCCTATTGTTAAACTAGGTTCAGAGTTCTCAAAAGGATTTCGGATCTTTATGAAAAACTGAAGAATCTGGGTACCAGCTTGGAGAATATCGCCTAAGTTATAAGTACCTGGATTGCTACTGCTATCTATAGTGATCTTTACTATGTTTATCTTTTTCAATAGATTATCCTCTGGAAATTCATCTAAGCTGTATGGTCCAAGAAAGCTTGGCATTATTACGCAAAACCTAGAACCATATTCAATGCTCTGGCAATAATCTTTTTTCCTTTGAATGAATAATGAACTGGATCAGATAAATATCCATACCAAGAATCATTTGTCCAAGGATTCAAAAAGAGTAATCTAAGATTGATTGCCCGGATTCCCCAAAATCTCATAATATATGAGTTAATTATTTCAACATCATATTCATAATCGATATCATTTGGAACTGACTCTAAAAGTGAAGTATGGATAGGTGGGATTAGTATGTTGAATGAATTAGGAAAAAGTTTCCATAATTTTAAAAGAGATTCTTCAGCTTCAGACATCAAACCTTGAAGGACAAAATTTCCTCCAATATTCCAGCAAAAAATATGTTCTTTATCAATCCAATCTAATAATGATTTCAACTCTTTCGCTTCATCTAACTCTAGTAGTTTATTCCATTGTAGTGATTGAGTACCTGGAACTCCTAAAGTTATTGTTATGGCATTGAATCGAATCGCAGAGGAATACGAATTGAAAACCCCAGAATTGGAATCCCCAATCAATAATAAGATTTTTACTTTAAATATATTAGAAAGAAATCTAGCTAGTTTTATTTGAAAGGTGAACCTTTCAATTGAACGAACTAAAAACTCATCTAACGATAATGTCTTTTTAGGTGAAGGATTAAAGATCGAGAAAATGCTAAACCATAGGAATTGATAGATAATGTTAATTGACTTTGCTTTCATTCTTTCATTCTGAATGAAAGCAAATTATCGGAATCAAGATGCGATTTTATTTTTCCTTACATCATTCATAGCCTGTTTTACGATCCTCTTCATAATCTCTTCCTTTCTGTTTATTTGCAAGTCCCCAAAAAATGATTTTAATACATCTTGTTTCTCTTCAAAAAACTTTTCAATTAAAGGAATAACTTCTTTTTCATAATAATCGAGTTTTGGATTTGCTCCTCCTCTATCATCATGAGGCAGAGACATTTTTTTAGTAAAATAACATTCAAAGGCTCTAGCAAAGCATTCTATTGATCTCGCCCAGTATTCTTTTTGTTTATATTCTTCTGAAATCCCTTTTCTGAATGTATCAGCAATTTGATTTTCAATTCCATACCCTGTTGAGGCATAATTTGAACCTTTTGCTCCATTTTTCTTTCCAAGGTAATAATCCATAAAATGAGCAAATTCATGAGCAAGCGTTATACTAGAATGGCTAGGATCAGCAAATGAAACTCCAATTGCATTCATTGATGGAATAAACATTCCCACAGCCTTTGCAGCGTGCATCATCTTTTCACCAGAATGACTAATTTTTAATCCAAAGTTTTTTGCCATGGTTGATCTATCACCAAATACAGAATAGACTTTAGATAGAGACGATTCAATATCCTTTAAACTCTTCGGATCAACTGGTTTGCCATTTTGCATTTTGACTAATACACCATGGGAATTCAAAATATTGGATACTGTTCTGGAATCTCCGTAAGAAGTTTCCTTGCCCTTTTGATAAGTCGATTCATCATAAGCGTCCAAGAATCCTAATCGCAAATCAATCTCTCGATACTTCATTTCTTCGGCGATATTTTTCCAATACTTCCATAATTGGTCTCTTTGTTCCCGACTCAAAAGCCCTTTTTTTCCAAATAGTCTTAAAGCTATCAAATCATAATGATCATAATTCAGCTTCGTAGCAGACATAGGGATAGGCTTTTTGTAATGCTTTCTGATCTCAGGATCCATCTCTTCTCGATTCTTAATCTTTTCTTTATAAATTTTATGGAGTTCCTTTGCTTTATTCAAATAATATGTTTCGATAGAAATAATTTGTTCTTGGGTGAAAACGTAATTTGTAAAATTTGCATCTACCCTTACTACCCTTCTAATTCCATCTGGATAATCATCTTTATACACTGGAGTTAAAGTATTTAATCTGCAGAGAAATTTACGTTCGCCGTTAATTTCGATATCAACATAAGGTAATCTGTAGCTTAGGCGTTGTGCATTAAATTCAGGCATCCATTTCGGTTTTGGCAAATCAGCAAGACCCATCTTTGAATCATAGGGCATTATATCCGATGGATCCATTCCTGAGTAATCAAGTAATGTTTCAGTATTTCCATCAAAAAAAGTAAAATTGCTTATTTTTGGGGAATAGTCTTTATCTATTGATAATCTTGCCCAATCATACTTTGTTATGTTCTTATCTTTTGTTCCTAACAGTTCTTTATTAGCTTTTATCCTATTCTCTGGAGTAACCGATTTAATTATTTCAGTTATCTTAGATGAATCTAGTTCAGGAGCAGATCGAAGTTCTCTGGCTTCAACAGATTCTCTTGAATCTTTAAAGTCCTCAATTTGAGAAGCACCTTTGATTTTTGCTGGTGAAACTATATAAAACAACTTGTCATCTTCTACAACTGCTTCACGAACAATTACTCTACCTTCATCTTCTCCTCGATATAGAATCTTCCCAGGATCGAAGGAATTCTTCAGTAACGATTCAGTAAGTTTTCTTTTCTTTGCTAACTCATCCTTAGTTTCTGCAATGTTATCTTGAATTTTTGATTGACTTTTTTTATTGATGTTTGAGAATAATAACTGAGAGTTTGAGTCTAAAATCCCAGTTTCTGGTTTATCCAGATTCGTCCTCGACTCACCTTGTCCAAGAGGGTCAATTAAAGTCTTGGAGGCTCTTTTTTCAAAAGCAATTTTCGAATTGACTTTTCTTTCACTATCAATAATCTTTGAAATGAAATCTGCTCCCACTTTGTCGTGACTAGGAATAGCGAAATTGTGCGTAGGCAAGGCTAAGTCAGACTCCTTACCTTGTCCAACAGATTTCTTTTCATACCCCGTTAGAATCCAGCTTCCTTCTCCTTTTACAAGAATCACACGAATATTGCCCAACTCAACTATAGCTCTTGTCTTATCTTTTCGGAGAGATTCCTGTATAAACTTACCCTTTGCGATTGTTTCAATTATTCCATAGAGAAACTGATGGATCTCAGGAATAGACATACCTTGGAAATACCTAGCAAGAATTATGTGCTTTATACCTGCACCGTTATGATAGCTTTTGTCTGGTGTTCCTGAATTTTCCCCAAGAAGAAAATCTATGTTACCGATTTCAGGTCTGTACATTGCATTTTTTATATCTTTTTCTAATTTGAATAGATTGATAAGATTCTCTTTTCCTCTTTTTATTTCTGAATCATCTCCTCCCTCACCAATCGAAATTGGAGTATCAGTTGGTGGATTCCCAGCGCCTCCCATTCCAGGATTCACATTATGCTTTCCTTTTGCATTTTGATTGCCTTGCATAGCTTGAGAAAGTTTTGAAGTATCAGTAGCTTTCACTCTCAATAAAGCTCTTTTTTGTCCATTTAATATATTTTTACCATTTGTAATAAAAACTGTATTCGCTAAAGGTGAACCAGCTTTTCTGTCAATCACCCACCCTTCAGGCAAAGATTCATAGATGTCCCACCAATCTTTATATCTTTCCAATTTGGAAGCTTTTATCTTTGGATCTTTAGAAAAATCAACAGCAGGTTTTGTTACTTCTTTCGCTTCAACCGGATTTAACCTAGGTGCTTCGATCTCAGGATTTTTACCTTCAGCTGATAATGTTTGTTTTCTGGCATTTGGATCTAAGAGTTTAGATTTAGTATCTTTGGCACTTGATTTGATAATTTGTTTTCTAATTTTATTTGCTACTTCACAAGAGATTAACACATAATTATAGGCAAGATTTAAGACATTTGTCATAGTTGAGTTTGTGCTATAAGTTGCATCAATCCACTCACTTGCTCTTTTCTCTAATCCTTCCTTGAGTAGTGTTGATTTAACTTCTGTAACCAAGTCACTGATATTCATAATCTCTCGAGAAGGATTGAATTTAGGTTGAAAACTTTGGTTTAAATACTTTCTTTCGGTTTGTTCTGTTACTCCAAAAAGATTAGGTTCGGAAGATATCCCTTTTTTGTTTGATGGTGAAATGGCTTCTTGTTGTAATTCAAATTTTGGAGCCTGATTATGAACTTCTTTGGATTGACTTATATCTGTTTTTATAGTAGTTGATGCAATCGGTTTAGGTGTGTGCGGAGTTTGATTCTTAATATCCTTAATAGTTTTTGTTACAGCTTTCCTGGCTTTTAAATATGAATTGTATTCTTTATCATTATAGAAATATAAGAATGGCCTTTTGGGATTCCCAGTGGGAACTTTATATTTATATTTAACAGGTCTTGCTTTTATTATTTCATTTATTTCATCATTATCTTCATTAATGAATTTCAAGACGATCGATTTGAAGATATTAGTTGGACTCGAACTATCTTTGAGAAATTTATCATAAACCTTTAAGAATTTTGTGGGTTGCCATTTTGTATAACTTTCAAGGTTATTTCTAAAGTTCTTTGTTTGTTCTTTATCAAACTTCATTTTCTCGGAATAAAATTGGATCATTTTATTCCCGTTTTCATTGAATAATTGTTTTGCATTTAATTTATTTTCTTTAAATTCTTGCGATACTTGCTTCCGCATTTTTCGGTCTTCCTTCTCTTTAGCTTTCCTGTATCTATCTAATTGGGCATCGATCGAGCCTTCTCCTCTTTTGTGTAAAGGTAAATTAAGTATCCCATGATCTAAACGTGATGGGAGAGGAACAACATTTGTTTTTGTTGTAGAAGTTGGTTCTTTAGGAAGATTCTCCAATATAGGCGGATTATTACTTTGAGAATCTAATTCATCGATATCAATTTTTGCATAATCTCCCTGGACAGATGCACCTAATGCTTTTACTTTGTTTGCAATTATTGAAGTTGCCCACTCATCGGTTAGTGATCCATTTAATGTAACGATCTCTGCATTTGCTTTGGATTTGGTAGTTAATCGATTAACTCTACCTATATCCTGAATGAATTCTACAGCCGAAAAAGGAGGTGTAAGTATAAACATCTTTCGAGGCTTATCGCCCTCAACATCATCAAGCGATATGCCTGTTCCACCAGATTTTGGAGTTCCAACAAGAACTTTTAATTTCCCAGATTGGAAATCTTTGATATCCTGGCTTATTTTTTCGGATTTTGATTTTGAACCTTTCCCACCTGCTACAGTTCCAAATTCAATACCAAGCTTTTGAAGTTCCTTACCCAATAAATTCATAGTTCCATCTATGAAATGCTCTTTTACCAACTTCTTCGATCCATCTTCAAGATAAGCATATTCTTTGTAGACAGAACTCAATTTTACACTTTCAGCAAATACTACTGCTTGCTCACCTTTCGCCAAAGACTCTTTAACTTTTTCAATGGTTTTAGCGACTTTTGCACGTTCCATGATTCGGTTGAGTTGCATAAGAGCAAAACCCTTCTTCTTGTCATCGTCCAAAATCATTTTAGTATAAGCTTCGATAGGAACTTTATACTTTTCAGCGAAGTCTTTAGGTAAATCTGATTTGCTTATACTAAGATCAAGATTGGTCAATGGAACTTCACGCTTAGTGCAAAGACCTTTTTGTGTTAGTTCGGTAAAAAACTTATTTAACCTACGTGCAACCTCTTCCATAGGAATGCTAGGGTCTTTAACCATTCTGAATTCTTCAGAAACAACACCATCCTTTTTGATTTTGAACTTTTTATATTCATAACCCATGGATTCTGCTAATTGAACATGATTCAATCCCAGAGTTTCAGCAATATAAATGAGATGATCTACTTTATCAAGAGGAGTTGCAGAGAAATTACATACGTTTTTTGAGTTTTTAATTATTTCTAAGCCTAACTTAGATTTTTCTGAAGATTCATTCTTTAAGTTATGAGCCTCATCAAATATTACTAAGTCGAAGTTCTCTTTATTAAATTTGTGAAGTTGAGAATAAGGTATAATATTTGCTTTATCGGAAGATAACTCTGATGGGTCATTAGGGATATTGAGTTCGCCTAACCCCATTGATTTGGAGTCTTTTTGAAAGGCATCTTCAATTATTGTACTGTTTTGTGTTACAATTAATACTTTCTTATTTTTTGATTGATTATAAGTTTCTGCTAAAGCTAAAGCTTGTCTTGTTTTACCAGCTCCTGTTCCATCAAAATTGAATGATCCTTTTTCACCTTCATTGAACTTTTCAATTGCAAGGTTAACAAAATCTTTTTGATGTTGTTTTAAATATCCATCAATACTCTGGGGAATGTAGTTATTTTTTGCGAATTGCTGTTCTTTGGCTCTTCCGATTGCGATATTATCTGCTTTATACCGTTCGAAGTCATAGCCTCGAGCATTAATTCTTGAGACAGATTCAATTCCTGGTCCTCTTCCATCTCCATCTGCTGCTGTTCTTCCAGCCTCATCTTTTCCAGATTCTTCTGATTCCGAATTCGGATATCTTCCTCTGTCATATTCATCTCCGTAAATTTTTTGTAAGAATTTCAATAGTGCGATAGAATATTTTCTTTTGCTACTTCTTTTTACTTGTAAATTTTTATTTTTGTTTGTATAATCTTTACCTTCTAACCAAGGCTTGTTTGTTTTTCTCAAGAAATTTGCAAGCTTATCTCTGTTTGCCCAAAAGTATTTAACAGTTGCAATGAAAGTGGGGAAATCGACTTTAAATCTTTTTGCGATATTAAAATAATCAAAGTCAAATTTAAGTTCTTTGGGGATGGGGAATTCTTCAGCTTTTACCCAGACAGTTTGCTTTCTTCCAATCTTATTAATTATCTCCTTCCGAATTAAGTGGGCACGAAAATTCTTTTTAACAAGATTAGATTTTAATACTTCTAAACTATAATTAGGATTGAGAATTCTGATTAATTTTTCTTGAAATTCCATTCAATGAAAAATATACTAAATTCGGTAATATCGGTGTTTCTTTTTGCCTTCCCTCTCCTTTGAATCTATTGACATTTTACCGATAAATAGAACTATAGAGATACCCAAGTGATTCTAGCCGAAAATTGGGTATTTTACTATCTTAATGACGGTAAATCTACTATGTTACAAAAACCTAAAATTTATGAAAATCTTGTTCCTTTCTCTCTAGCTTACTATGTTATAGATTGTAGCGAAACATTGAACGGGCTAGAATTTGACCTTCATGTCTTAAAATTTTTCGATCCGGAAGAAAACGAATTTATAATCGATTGCATAGATTTGGGATTGGTTGCTTCTGGAAGATCTAAAGAAGAAGCTGATGATTCTTTAATTGGAATGATTGACCAACATCTAATGACTTTGATCCATGAAAAAATTATAAGTTTCTTAATGGAAAATGAAGTCGATCACGATGCTTTGAAATATTATCACGACTTAAAAAGAGAATTTTATAAAAATAAGTTGAAAGAACTTGAACAAACTCTTAATCATCCAGATGAATTTTTTAAAGAGATTATCTCAGAGAAAATCACAGAATATAAACTTAAAAATAAGATCTATATGGTTAGAAAAGTTCAAGAGTGGCTTATAGAAAAAGCGGCTTAGCTATTTTTATTTCATGGTACGGATTAAATTAAGATGATTCCTCCTGTTGATTTAGCAATAAAAGATCATCTCAATACTTTTTACACACAAGGAAATTTATATGAACAAACAAATACCAATAGATATTCAAATTGATCAAGTTCTTAATTTATATAATGAAGAATTGGAAAGTGATCCAATCTATATTTCATTAACAGAGGCGAATGAGAATTTTAAACGAATGGTTAAAAATGGAACTATCGTTCCAAGAGAAAGTCAAGCAAAATCGATTTTGGATACTCATTTGGTTTCATTTAAAATTAATGGGAAATACTAAACAAATAGGTGGATGACACCGTGTCACCCTCAATTTTAATCGGGCTTACCATAAGTCTCTAGACCAAAGCTACCCTCAAACCTCGTTTTTGATCCTTTGAAATGAACTTCGAATTTTTTAGTTTTTGGATAAAGGAAATCAGGTTTCTCTCTCCAAGTATTCCTTGTTTGTACAATCAATACCCTAATTTCAAATCCAAAAACAGGCTTCCCAAAGTCCGTAGAAGATAAATTGGGTTCTGAGTCAGGATTTAATAATACAGAACACCCAGGATAATAAATAGGAATATCATTTTGAATTAATGGAAGTAATCCATCGCATACTTCAAACATCCATTGATTGACTCTTCTTCCAGACATACCAGAAGCAAATCCAGTGATAATTACTTCAGATTGTACAATCCATTGGAATTGCTGTATTCTTTTTGCTCGAGAAAGTTTATCTAAAAACTCTTTTGAAGGCATCCTTCTACTATCAGGAAGTTGAGCCAATTCATTTAACATATCAAAGAAGTTTTGGTCTGGCTTAGTTGAAATTTCGTTCATACCCAATGACTCAGTTCTATTGTCTCTTGCCCATTCTATACCAATTTTAGGGAGAAGACCATCTACTCCAGATTCTGAAATTCCCTCTTGAAATAGAGGATGACCTTTAATTATAGGAATATCCAATTCTCTTCCTGTAAGACCCGTTAGTGGAATATTTTCATTGAGAAAATCAAATATCGAATCTTCAGGTGGAGCAACATAAGTTGTTAGTATAGCACCCTTATCTATACCTGATTTTTGTCTTTGTTCTTCTTCTAAAAGGGAATCGCTCATGGTTAATCAGACATTGCCCATTTAGCCGCTTGTAAGCCTGGGTTTAATCCACCTCCACTTTCAGAGAGTGCTTTTTGGATGATCTCCTTTAATACTCCAGCAAAGTCGCCCGATGCCAATTTCGTTAATGACGGAGCCATTACCTGTAAAGTACCTGTTAGTTCTTTGAATGCAACATCTTCCAAAGATTTTATGGTTCCAGCTAAAGCCTTTATTGGTTCATTCAACGTTTTTACGGTTTCTAACATACCTTCTGTTAAAGTAAATCCAGTTTCTGCAGCTTGAGCTCCTGTGGAACCAGCATACTGTTCGTTTATTGAATTATTCATCTGGGTGACTCTTTGACCGCTAATGTTCAAATCAGTTGCAGCTGAAATTTGCTTATTAGGATCAAATGAATAACCAGAGCCCTCAGTATAAGAACCAATTCCTTGTTGTTTGAATAATACTCCTCTAGTCATTGAATCGAATCCGCTTAGTGCATTCATTCCATACTTATGACCATCTTTACCTTCGAGTAATTTCATAGCAGAGTCAAAATCACCGCCACTCTCTTTTAGTGCTTCAGCCATTGCCAAACCACCTACTACTCCACCACCAAACACTCCAGAACGACTCTTTTCTCCAATCGATTCTGCGACTGACATCTTTCTAGAAGGATCACCAAACCCACCGATGCTTAATCCAGCTAAAGATGATGCAAAAGAAGACATATCCCCGGAATATCCCTTTGATCTAAGACTTTCGGACATATCGCCTAATTTTGTTAAGTATTCAGATTGTCTTAAATTAGAAAATCCAGCTTGCTGGGCTGCTCCTCTATAGAAATTCAAAGAAGATCCATTTTCTTTTTTTAACTTTGCCATTGAATCTACAATTTCAGAAAGACCTCTCCCTTGAGAGTAAGCGAACATCATCTCTTGTTTATCAATATCTGGATCAGTCGAATTTCCATTTATTCGTGAACGACTAACTTTTGCAGATGCAACTTGAGAATTGTCAAAATATCCTTCGCCACCGACAACATAACGACCAGTTGCTCCTATGGTTCCAATTTGAGATTGAATAGCCGAAACGTGTCTTTGACCAACATCACTTACTAATTTGAGAGCTCCAGCAGTTGCTGCAGCAATAGCACCACCAATGAATGGAATGGCTCCTCCTATTTTTGAGATAATTGATCCTCTACCTCCTTCCTCTCCACCTGAGAAATCTACTCCCCCCGAAGCTGGGCTCATTCCGGAAGAAGGACTAGAACCTCGAAGATTTCCTATTACATTTGAATTTCCGTTCATCTTTTCGATTTTTACATTTTTAAAAATCGCTTCATTTATTTCCTTTTTTCCATTATCTAAAGAGGTTTTTGCTGATTCTTTGTTTAACAGTGGTTCATTTGTTTCTATATTTTTATTTGATCCGATACCTTTAAGGAGGTTTACTTTTGAATTTAATGCGTTGTAGAAACCCCCTCGAGCACCTTCATCAATATCAGATGAGACCATTGAAGCTGCAACTGCTCCTCTATCTTTTGATTGAAAAACAGAATTTGTAGAATTGCCAGATGCTTTGTTTGTAACCTTCGATGCAGGTATTTGCTTATTCGATGTTGAAGAGGAAGTAGGATTTGGAATCCCTATTTTTGTTTTCTTGGCTTTGTCACCAATTTGCTGAAGCTTAGATTCAACATCTCCAAAATCTGGAATTCCTTTTACTGATATATCTATATGTTCAGACATTTTCTTTGAGGATTCCTAATTCTTTTCTCAGTTTATCTATTTCAATTTGTTTGATAGACTCGCCTTGTTTCTCAATATCCGTTTCGGTGTACCCTTCCACTTCCACCAGGAAAGTTTGAATTCCCTGAGGAATGTACATTTTCGGATCGGTTGCCATGATCTCTTTGAGTTTGTTGAACTGCCTGATTCTCAAAAGGTAGGTCTCGAAATTCCCCAGTATCGATGTTGCCTCGACGATGAACATTTTCTGAAACGGGTACAGATCTTGAATCGTGTTGAATTCCTTGCTCATTGTCATTTTGTATTTTTGAATGAGAAAAAGATCTTGAATCAGTTCCGGATTTTGAATCAGTGCTTGTTCTGTTTTTATTTTTTTTTCCCGATTCTATAAATTCACTTTTGAGTTTTGAATACTTTTCAAAAATATTAATCACAAAATCATAATCAGGGACTTCTTCAAATGATTTCCATGAAAATGATTTAGGTTTATCAGTTATTACATGATCAAGAGTTTTACAAGCAACAATATATCCATAGCTTGCAGAAGGAAAAGAATCTAAGTTTGCTCCTTGCAATCGTTTAGCAACCGCAATATCTATATCGATATCTACTGAAGGAGTAGAGAACTTTCCATGAAATACTTCACCTGTCTCCTCATCTTCTATAATGAAATCTCTTTTAAGATTTAAAATATTGTACATAAAAAATACTTAGTTATAAGCCTCCAAAGGAACAAAGTCCATAAGCACGATGGAAACACGTTTACCAGAAAATTCATTATTATTCAAGTTGAATCCTTCTGTTCCAATTGCTCCCCAAAGTTCACAAACTCTTTTCCCTGATTTTTTATCGATTACCAATAGCATAAAGATTTCATCTGCCCTTTCATCATCACTTGTGTTGATATCAGCAATTCCTTCTTCTCTTGTTCTAAGAATATGAAATTCACCTTGCGCCTCTCCAGACCATTGAAGTGATTTTAATCCTCGAGGTTTTCTGAAACCCAGTGCTTGGATCGGTTGAACGTTATTATTAATATCAACCGATAATGATTTCATGAATCCTAATGTGGTTCCATTCCACTTAACCAAGGCATCGTTACCTGTTAAAACATTTGGATTTGGTCTAGTTCCTTGTGTAGCCATTATTGATTTCTCCTATTTTATCCATTAGATGAACCACGAACTACATCGAGATTCATCAAGAACATCATAAAGTTAATTGGTGAAACTGCTTTCCCATCTGGGAAAATGAAGAATAAAGCATCGCCATCTCTTCTGATAGTATAATTCTCATTGAATGCTGCTTCACCAGTATAAATGTTTCTAGTCAACCATCCATATTGTTGAACATAAACATATTTGAAACGGTTGTTAATTTCAGTACGAATATCCGCATCAGTAAGTGCACTTCCTTGAGCATCTGGATCAGTAGGAACTTCTCCTAAGTAGGTGTTATCCAACCATTCTCGAAAATCTTTTACCAATCCCATAGATGTACAAATCAATGAAGATTGATTTAGAATGATATTTTCCTTTTGGTAAGAGGTTATTGCGAAATGAATTTTGAATGGTCCACGGTTAGGTTTTCGAGTTACAATCATCCCTCCTGCTTGAAGGATTCTCACCACCTCGGTATTACCATAAGTCTCAGGACAAGAAATAATATTCAGATCTTTGTTTGTAGGAGTTTCTCTTAAATTTGCAGATGCTTTGATCGCATTATGAATAACTCCCATCATCCAACCTGAGAATTGTTTTTGTGAAATCTTATCAGCCTGTCTAGTGATAACAGGAGAAAAGGAAGGAATAAGAAACTCAGAATTGATTAATTTGAGTTCATCTATTCTCTCGTTAATTGATTTTTGATCACTTAATCCAGTGGTTCCAAACTTTTCGTTGGATCCATCGGGTGAAGCACCGAAGGATAGTTTATCAGCTAAATGCATAGAAACTGGTAGAGAATCAGTGCATAGAGATATGAAAAAGCCTTCAACATTATTTGCATAAACGAAATCGATTGCTTCAATCCAATCAGTTGGTGTTGGAGTAGCTGTATTTCCTCCTGATAGATAGAGAAAGCTTAACATATCACCTATAGGCTTTTTGATTGCTGGTTGTACGATTTCAGCAAGCCCAGTGCCTCTCATAAATCTTTGTTGTTCATTAAACAAAGAACTAAGAACTTTAGGAGTTCCACCAGCCAAGTTGATCGATTCACTTATGTCGAAATGATCGAGATTCTGAGTCAATCTATCTGGTCTTGATAAAACGATTGCCTGGAAAAACGGTTTGGAGTTGATAACATCCACCAATTCCCCAATGGAAGAATAATCTTTTAGCAACAAAGTAAAGCTCACAGATGTATCGCTTTGTCCTGAAAGTTCTACCTTTAGTTCCGTAGCATTTAAAGTCAAAATTGCTGAAGAAGCATCTCCTAAATAGGAAATTGAAATATCATCAGCTTCTAGTGTCGGAGACGTATTGATATTAGCATTGTCACCTAATTCAATTACTTTTCCTTGAGATGAAACTCGAAATCGAGTTTTATTTCCTTGAGGACCGGGTATCAATGCCTTAATTGATACATTACTTCCAGTTATAGTTAAGGCATCTGCTGAAGCCTTTGTATTATTTGAAACACAAATCGCTCTTATCAATTGTGGACCATTCGCAAATCTCTGATCTCTAGAAGGAGTAAAGGCATTCGCTATAGCATCGGCTAAGTCTCCTTTGGTTCCAAGGACAGCAAGTGCTTCATCATTGTTTCCAAAATCCATGATTCTTTGCTCAGTGGGAACCGATGTATCTTTAAAATACCATCCATTCTCAGATGCTCCAATCAAAATTAGTGTAGTGAAATCTGCACTTTGGCCAGGAGGTTGAGGTTTCGCACGAAAAGCACCCCTCGCACCTGGTGAATAATATAATCTTCCTAAAAATTCAACTGCTCTAGGCATAGATTGATCTCCATATTTCTTCGAGAGGTTTTTTCTTATCTTTAGTATAATGATAAAGGAAAAGAGATTTCGTTCTTTCTGTTAAAGGTTTACCGAGTTTCTTTTCTTTTTCCGAGAAAAAAGTCAAGATTGGATCGGGAGATTTTTTCGAATCATTAGGCTTATTGTCTTTTGATTCAGCTTGTTTATTGGGTATAAGTTGCTCTTGGGAACCTGAATTTTCAGTATCAGGATTCTTTCCTTTCTCATTTGCCATGAATAGAATTATGGCAAAGAATCAATTATCGGAAAAAATTAAATATCATATTGATGATGAGGATCTATTCCCCATTTAAAATTAATTGAAGAATTGGCTTTTCCCACAGGATCCAAAGTATCGGTTATAGTTTCGATATATCCGTATCTTCCCATTAACTGCTCAATTTCAGAGAATATAGAACTTTTATTTTCCTCTCCATAATTAATATAAAATGGAACTCCTGGACGGATAAAAGCAAAAGGCAAATCAAAGGAACCTACAAGAGTTTTCATTTCTTGAGGATTACAGAAAATTTCAAAAAGCATATCTCTAATTAAGTCCATTTCACTTTTTGCTTTATCTACTTCCTTTCTCTTAGGATCAGAAACAGTTTGAAGACCGGCTAGATTCACCGAAAGCAATCTTTTCCCAAATATTTTTAATAAAATTGAATTGTACTTTGGATAATTTAGAATCAAACTAGATGATTCATGAAAAGATAATCCAACATGAACACCTGACTTATTATTATCATCAGGATTGGAGGAATAAAAGTTTTTTATTTCAGAAATATATATTTCGTAAAATGGATCAACCGTATTGTCCCAAGCACCTTCTTTAAAATACGCAAATGGAGTTTGTCTGAACACTAAACTAGATGAATCTCTTTCAACTGAATAATTACCAATGTTAAATTGATTTGGTAATCCAATAGAAAGTATTCCTTCAAACGGATTTTGAGGATCATCTTCAAGAGAATCTACAAACAATTCATATAAAGGAGGACTTGCATAAGATCGCATAACTTCTAATAAGTCAATTTTTGAACCTGGATTCAAATCAGACATGAACTGAACGATATGAATGAAATTTGATGTATAAGATTTCGTTGTCGGATAAAATTTTAAAAGAGTATTTGCTTGATCTGTTGATGTTTCAGATAGTAAATTCAATCCTCCATATTTAGGAGCTCCGCCGATTACCTTTCCCAGTAGAAAATTGCAAAACAACTCATCCCATAATGTATTAAGAGTCGAATTTATATTCTTCGACTCTTTAAGCATTTGAGCCATACCCTCGAGAGTTCCTTCAATATTTTCCGATTGGCGCTTAAGATTGTTTTCATCAACTGTCTGAAAATCAAAAAAGATATCATTGTTTTTGAATATAGAATCCATCCCCTCAATAACTAATTTATATAACAACTGCCCAGAAGCACTAACTTGTCTTGTAACATCCTTTACAATTCCCATATTCAATTGTCTAAAGCCTTGTTGATTTCTATTAACTTTTAGTTGAACTACACTTCTGATTGAGAAGATCTCAGTTATTGTATAATTTTCAGTTTTGAAATCAGAACCTTCAATTGAGTATTTGAATTGGGATTTAATTGGTATTTCAATTTTATTCGAACCTAGATTAATTGATCTGGTAGATGTTATTGCCCCAGAAATATATTTCACTGGAAAAGAAATTCTATCTGAGAAATTTGGATTATACACAAATAGTTCTATCTCTACATGGCAATTAATACCATTTTCAAATAACCTTTGCATTGATTATGCCCCTCCAGACTGAGCTGGTCCGGTAGGAGCTACTGGAGATGGACCAGGCGAGTATTGGTGAGTATGAGGCTTAAATTTAATACCAGCCGCTTCAAGATCTTCATCTGAAGAAACCAGTCCAGTAGCCGAGAATTTACCATCTAACTCAAAATCACCTTTCGATTTTATTTTTCCTTCAATTTCGATATCGCCTTTGATTTTTACTTTAGATTCTATATCAATGTCTTCTAACTTCCAAGTTAACTTTTTAGCAGAAAAATCAATTTCTCCTATAAGTTCCTTTTCTTTATCATAAATTTCAATTTTATCAGTTGTTTGTCTGATGAAATACCCTGATTTATGAAAATCAACGATATCATTCTCCATGTCAAACTTTGAAGAAAACTCGTCCCAAAACTCTCGAACATTTTCTATATCCTCATCAATTCCATAGTGAGAATAAGCTCGAATGATAATTGGAGATCTATGCGATCCGAATGAAAATCCGACGAGAACAAGTTGATTCTTTTGAATTGGGTAAGTTCTTCCATGTGCTTTTTTTCCAGTTTCCAAAAGGAATGGACCAGGGATTCTCACGTTTTCAAAGATTTCTCCTGATTGCAAAATGACATCTACTCGAAACCGATCTCTGAGTTTTGTAACCCTTGCGAGCCTTGGATGGAACTTCATCCCATCCAAATTTCTGGGTGCTCGCTTTATTTTTATAGATGCATTATCATAAATATCTTTCATAATTGGATTGTAAAGTTTTCCCCTGACATTGAAGTAATATCGATTAAGATAAGATACCTATCCCCATTTTGAATAACTCTATTTAACCTAGCAGTTTTTATACGACTATCACTTCGGATTTGTGATATTAGATTTTGAAGATAATCAGAGTTCCTAAGATCATTTACAATTTCTCCTATTGGAATTGGATTCCCTAAATCTGGATAAAGAGTCCAAGATTCAATTGGCGTATCGATTATATCTAGAATGTTGTTAATAAGCGATTCGTTCCCTTCTACTAAACCTAAATCTCCATTAGGAGCAACTGCTACATCCCTTTGTTCGGTTAATTTAATATCTGTTCCTATGAGTCCAATCTCTAGATCTTTTCCAGTAGGAGCCTCTGGGAGTGAACTAAAAATCCCAGTATTAGTACCGAAAGGAATCTTAATGGCTTGTCTTGTTAATTCCTGTTTGATCTCATCGTTATTCCATAGAGCGAGAGCCCCTGCTAACTCTTTATTTCCTAGAAGTTCTTGAGCGATTTTTTCATAAGTATCCCCAGAAGAAATATTATATATATTATAATTAGGTTCTGATGACGCATAATTCATTTCTGCCTGAACTTGAATTATAATATTTTGAATACTTACTGCCCAAGTGTATGCATCCTCATCCAATAATGGAGTAGAGTCTGCATTTGGTAATAATGCTTCTTGCTCAAGAGGCCTTGAGGTTCCTAATGCATAGCCACCTAATGCTGAAATTAAACCTGATAAGTTAGCGTCTACTTTTGCTATTTCTTGTCTAAATTTAGCTTCTATTGAACGAGATTCTTTATAAGTATCATCTATCTTTTTTGAAATTTCTTCTATACTTAAATGCTTTTTCTTTCCGAAACCAAATGCACTACGTGTTTGGTCGATTGCATTTTGAAAAGTTTTACGTGCAAGTTTACCATCTTGTGAGAATTGCTTTTTCATTCTGTTAAATGTTCCTGGCAATGCTCGAGCAGAAGTTATTGTATTATCGAAAAATCTTGCAGAACTTACTAAAGCTGATGAAGCTCTTAATGGAAGATTGATTAAAGTCTCAAGTTCATTCATCAATCCAGCAATTCTAAATTCTGGATTAAAATTGGATCTTACTAAAGGTGATTTGATATCTTTTTCTAAATCTTTAATTACTACAAGCTTAATTGAATATTTATATGTATTAGTATCTTGCACAGAACGAGTTATTGAAAATCCATCTGAAGGGATTATCACTTCAACTATGCGTCCTCTATCATAATCTCTAAATACTAACGCATGGTATGCATAATTAAAACCACCAGCTGCTTCAGGAATTCCAGCTATTAAATTAGCTGTTTCATCATTGGATGTATATCTTACATCCTCATACCTTGAAAAATAAAAGAAATATAGCAAATCTTGAAATTCTTGTAGCCCACTTCTCATTTCTCCACCTGAAAAGTTTAGGAAAGTATTTCGGATTTTATCATAGTAGCTTGACCCTGCTCCTACTACAGCAGATTTTCCAGCAGATAGAAAATCACCTCCTTCGATATCCGACTTACTTTTTGGTGGTAGTTGATTGTGATATATGTGAAATTCGCCTTCTAATCTAACTTCAGAATTCCCTATACCAAAATCTGTTACTGCAGTCCCACCAAAAGTTGGATCAATCGAATTTCTAAATTTAAACGATTCATTGTATTGTAAAGGACCAACGGTTAAGAAATATTCAGGAATAGTAGTTGAATTGATTTTTGATAAATCATAACTTCCATTTTCATTTCTTCTTAATATTTTGAATGAAAATGCATTTTTAGGTCTATAGGTTTCTCTGAGTGGGCCACCAAAGGAGTTAGAAGTTAAAGAATTGAAACCACTACTAATTGAGTCGCCTATGGAACTCGTAAAATTTGTAGCACTATCAATAATAGACATGCTCTTATGATATGCAATTTGAAAATATCGGTTCTTTCCGATATTTAAAATTCCTTTACCCTGAGATTGATGAATCAACCATATCAGGGCAAAACTCAGTTAGAATATCGTGTATCATTACAAGATTACCTTGTAGCCAGAAATTCTAGGCTTAATAATTTCACTCGTGGTTCAAGAATTTCAACTCTCTTAGATGCTATATCCTTTGTTTTATCACTTGGAGATATCGATGCAATTAATGGATTCAAATATGCTATTCTAGAAGGTGTATATTCTGCCTTCGGATTTCCTAGACTCCCTGGATTAAAAGCAGTTGGAATCCTAAGAATTGAAAGTGAAGGTCACATTGAACCTGTAATTATTCCTCAATTTGAAATCGATCTTTTTGGATTAAAATTTGAAACTATCTCCGCTGTTGAAATTCCAGTTGGAAGCACATCAATAGAAATTGAAGCTCGCGCTCTTAACAATGGTTTAGACTACAATATTCAAATTGGAACCATAGACACATCTGATGGTCTAGGAACACCTAATATTGCACTGCCCCAAGGCTTAAGAATTTGGAATCCTTTTGCATTCACTGGGGGTACTGACTTAGAAACTGAGGAATCTCGTTTAAAGAGATTCCAGACCTTCATTTTAAATCTCGGTCGATCTACACCATTAGGAATTTATAATGCTGCCGTTTCAATTCCTGGGGTAGCTGGAGTTCAATTAACTGGTAATGTAAATCCATTTTCTGGACTCTTTGAACTTGGATGGGTGAATCTCTATATCTCTGATGGAACTAGCTCTCCACCTCAATCACTCTTGGATCTAGTTAGAAAAACAATAGAAGGAGATCTTAATGATCCAGAAAACTTTCCTGGCTATGCTGCTATGGGAACCTTTGTTTATGTAACCTCAGTTCCAATAGCTGGAATAACAGTTGAGTATGAATTGCAAATACTTCAATCATCTAAATTGAAAGTAGAAGATGCAGTTACAATAGCAAACCAAGCTTGTGTTCAATTTATAAACACTAGACCCATTGGATTTGATGTTTTACTCCAACAAATTGAAGCTTCAATCGTTAAGGCACATCCAGATTTTTATAAGGTAAATATTTCTAAGTTCTATGGTAGAATAACCAAGGAAGATGCAGCTTTAATAGGTGAATGGTTGCCAGGAAACATTTTTAAGGCTTTAAACAATGCAATCCCTCTTATTGAACCTATTCCAATTCCTTCGGATATAAGTATAGATGGAAACATTTTACCAAGAACCATGGGATCATCGGGAGGTATTGTAAGTGGAACAGCTATTAAAGTAGTACCTACTTAATAAATATTTATGAGTGAAATTAATAATATATCTGCAGAAGAACTTTTAAATCAGCTTCCTCAATTCAATAAAACAGGAAAAATATTTAAGGAATTAATCGGTGATTCTGAAAGACCTGAACTTTTACCAATCTCAAACATAAATGATATAAATAAAGGGTCAATTTACAATTCGGTAGAATGGCATTTAAGATTTCAACGTCTAGCTCATAAGTCTGCAGTATTAAATCAAGCTGAAGGATATTTTCTAGAAAAATGGGCTGAGTTGTTAGGTGTGGAAAGACCTCCAGGACTTTCAGATGAAGAATTTGTTGGTTATATTATAGGCTATGTTCTATCTGGCCACACTACTTTACCAATGGCATTTCAAGTGATTAATACACCTGGGATTTGGTTGTTTCATGCAAGAGATGTGGGATTTGCTGCTGATGTTTCTGCAACTGATGTTGGAATCATTGAACCTAGTGGGATTTATTCACTAAGTCCTTGTGGAATAATTTTTCCCGATAGAATGGGAGTATTTATGATTACAGATGATTTAAACAAAATCACACCTTTATTAATCGAAAAAGTATTGAGAATGGTAGTCGCAGGATCGGCTATTTTTGTAGGAGAAATAGAAGATGTCACTTAATGAAATTGAACTAACTAATAATGAAGTAAATCTTTATTATCACGAACCTCTTCAGAGATTAAATGCTGAAGATATTAATCGAATGGCTGGATCAATTGCAGATGATTCCGCATTCTTCCATCTGATTCTTGCTATGCAAGCTACAATCGGTAAAGCAGGTGAGATTATTCCTATGGGATTTAAAATCTTGAGCATTACACCAGATTCAATTGTACTTTCGCCTGGTTTCATACTTTCATCTTCAGGATTATATCAATTTCCTGGAAAGACAATTACAGTTGATCCGAATTCTTTATATGGAAAATTAGAGTTTAAACTTGAATCTAAATTAGATAAGAATGTTACAAAATTATTTTGGAATCTTAGTGCAAAATCATTCAATCCTCAAGTTGGTCAATCACGCAAAGTTCATCAATTTTTATTGAGAGAAAACTTTAGTGAAACTATTGATGAACCAACAATAACACCTGGGTACTATCCTCTGCTTGAATACAAGAGAAATGCCATAGGTGAACCTATAGCAGATGTGAAATTCCTCCTGCAGATTTACAACTCTGGTGATGGTTTAAATGGAGCTACAATCGAAAATAACACTATTGCAAATGATAAGCTAAGTCCAGATGTTAAAATTGGGTCTCTTCAAGCTTTGTCAGCATCTTTTACTGGTGCGGCAAGAGAATCAATTACAAATGCCCTCAATTTTCTAATGGCTTTTTGCGAGCAAAAGAATTTCATTCGAACAGTAAATTCATCTGGTTATGATGATGGGATTTTTAGAGTTCGCACTCAAGGGAACTTTGCTTGGTGGGATAAAGGAGATTTTGTTTTCCGCCCTTTCGCATAACCCCACCAGTGGGACCAACCATCGGAAGTTACGGTGGTCATTGGTGGGGAAACATAAGCGATACACGATATGATGTTTTTCCAAGTGGTAGTTATTCCGTAGGAGATGAATGGAGAAGAGTTTCTAATCAAGTGGATCTTGGTGGAAATATTGTAACCTATGAATATTTCCAAACAGACAATAATAGTCCATTTTGTTGCGCCACTGGCAATTTCTGTAACGGAGAGCCTTCTGGGAGCGGATGGTATCTTATTGAAGCTTGTAATCCGCTAACAGGTGGAACCAAAAAATGGAGAAGAGATATTAACACCTATGTCCCGAACTGGTTTACTGACTATGAAAGGTTCAAATATGAATATTTTCAATGGAGTCTTCTGGGTGGATATCGAGTTGCTGGAAGATTGAATAGCTAATGGAAGAAGAAGTCAAACAAACATTCTCTGAAAAACGAATCGCTATTTGTTTGGAATGTGATTTGCTTTGGAAGAATATTCCATTCCTCGAGCAATGTTCAAATTGCTTTTGCTTTGTTAGAGCAAAAACTAAATTAAAATCTCAAGCTTGTCCAATAGGGAAATGGTAACTATTCAAAGCTTCCCATTTTAGAAAATTGCTCGAATTCAATTTCTAAATTCTTTTCTTTAATGAATCTTCTAAGATTCAATTCATTGATGAATATCTTATTAATATCTTGTATGCATCCATCAAATAAATCATGCCTTAGAATCCCGAAGGCAATCCCTTCAGTTAAACTTGCTCGAATATTCAAAGCCCTTGAGTCCATATTGCGAAAGAAATTTATTGGTGATAAAGGTTCATTATTCTCCATTATGCGACCTTCCCTTTAATTACATCTAACAATTTGTCTTTTTCTTCTTCGAACAAATTTATCAATGAATTTGTTTTTACTAAAATCGATTTCGCAAATCCAAACATCATAGGAGTTTGTGAGTCTGCTTCAATCTCTTTCATCTTTTGGCTTATCTTATCTTTAATTAAAGATAGATCTTGAATGACTGCTTCAAGTTTTCCTAGTACTGGAGATCCACCTACTGTTCCACCAGAAAGAGTTAATGAAGCTGCTAACTCTTTTACAGTTTGTGGATTAATTTCGCCGATGTTGTCGCCTAATATTCTTTGATAAGATTTCATTAGAGAATCAAGCATTCCATCTATCATCTTTTTATTGGATAATGCTTTCTCTTGAGAACCGATAGTTCTTAGGGCTTCTTTTTGAGCATCGGATGCAACTGAATCAAAATCCATACCTGCTAAATCACCCGATTGAAGATCTTTGATATATGATTGAACTACAGATGGACCTCTTCCTGGATACTTTGATCGGTTCTCTACATACCACTTGAAAGCTTTTAGTTGAATTGTATGTGAAGGATTGCCATTGACATCTTTCCCAAACATACCCAGAACCTCAGCAACTCCCAGAGGTAGAGATCGATCTTTTGATTTAACAAGTGCAAATAAATTTGATTCTAGGTTATTTAGTGCTAGACGTTTATTAACATCCCCAGGTTTCTTTCCAAGTTTCTCTGCAATCTTCTTTGCATCCCATCCATTTTTCTGCATTTTGCCGTAAGCTTTTGCTTCATCTGTAGGCAATACATTTCTTCTTTGATTCTCAGATACTTGAGCTGCAATACGATCATTATCAGAAGCAAACTCTTTTGTTACTACTGGTATCTGAAAATTAGTTGGGAGTTTTCCTTCTTCGATTAATTGCTGAACTGCAACATGCCTATGATGACCAGCTACAACTGTCCATACTCCATTCTGTTTATCTACCATGATTGGAAAAGAAGGATCATATCCATTTTCGAGAATTCTTTCTTTAAGAGAATTTATTGTATCTTTATCGAAGTCTTTTTCAGCAGTATATTGCTCTGCTCTTTTAATAGATCCAAACGGGAGGGATGTCGGAACTGAAATTCCTTTTTCAGTTTTAGTATTAGTTTTAGCTAATAATTCTTTCTTCTTTAACTTAACAGCATTATTTACTAATTTGGAAATATCTTCAGTTGTTTTTGCAAAACCTCCAACCTTTGATTCTTGAATTGCTTTATCAGGAAGGCTTCCTATTTCTCCACCTAAAGAAATCATTTTAAAAGTAGCTTCATATTTCCCTTGTTTATTTTTGGAAGGCGCAGATACTACTTCATAAGTCTTATCACCTTTTTTGATTCTTTTTCCTACAAATAACTTAGAGACATCATATCCATCTTTGATAGTAGCTGTGAAGGTTCCATTTTGATTACTTTTAGTTTTGCTTAATTTCGAATCGTTAAGATTTTTAGATTTTTTCTCAAATACAGGAATGATCTTACCATTTTTCTTTGTTACTTTACGCCCCGAAGGTTGAGTCCAAGTTTCTCCATCCTTTCTGCGTTTACCTCCTTTGAGAATATCAATAGATTCATTTCTTATTTGACTTTTGGTTAAAATTATTGCAGATTTTATTATAGAATTTAAACTCATATCAGGCTCACCGTTCTCTTTTAGTTTTATTTTAATTTTGCTAGGATCAATATGCAGTGCGTCTAAAGTTTCTCGATAAGTGGAATGCTTAGATTTGTCATTTTTTCTGTTGACAAAAAATTTGTTATCATCTAATCTTGTTGGTGTAGGAATTGATTCGGTCTGCAGCTTGGAGCGTTGTAGCTTGGCGGGACTCTGAAACGAATCAATTCCTTTTTTGTTGACTTTCTTTTCCCTATCGAATATTGTAGAATTTGACAAATGGGATTCTCCCTGTTCCGATGACACAATAGTTGACGGCTGGGTCTGTGAGGAATCCCATTTGTTATTTATTAAAACTATTTCATGTAAATAAAATCTATCACCATTCTTATCACTTACCACTCTCACTATCATAGGATATTTTATAGATTTAATCTTTACTGGTGCTACAAAATGATAATTAATAGTTTTGTATCTAGTGCTATCTAAAGAAACATCGATCAACCTTCCTTTTTCAATAACTGATTGGATTGCTAATATGCTTTGGAATTTTTTTGGGTAGACACCTTTGGATAGTGAATTTTTAATACCTCTTCCATTTATCTCAACTTGGATACTTTCTCCTCCTGAAATCCTATGGGTAGCTAATTGTGAACCTATAGCTTTATTAAACCAATCTACAGTTCCTTGAATCCCAAGTCCCACAGGAACCTCATTTTTGCATTCCATTACTGGTTCCGCTTGCTCGAAATATTCCTTTAAAGCAAGCCCTTCCCAATCACCATATTTAGCTTTAAAACTTTGAGTCTTAGATTTAATCCATTCTTTTGTTGAAAGGGTTGTTGGATCGCCATTAGGTGCTTTCATCCATAATGGAGTTTTTTTATATTTGCGAATCACAGATTTATATTCTTGTGATTGTTTTTTGGTCTTTTCACTTATGAAAGGAATTTTTTTTACATATACTGTCGTAAATCTTCTTAACTTATTTATTATTTTTTTAGGTTGAAGCTTGCCGTAGTCAATAGCCTTAAATAAATCTTGCTCATCATTTTCGGTTTTTCGATGTTTAGCTCGGTTCCCTTGGAGCTCAACAAAATCATTTGCAATTTCATAAATATCATCAACTGTCTGAGCAATAAAAGCTAAATCTGTAAATTCTTTTGCTTTTTGATGCTGTCCATTTCTCAACAAAGAATCTTTAATATTTGTTACTAAATTAGATACAAGAGAATCTTCGGGTTTTATTTTGTATTTAGGCTTTTCTTGGAAACTTCTGATCTTAGGCTTTTTATATTTTTCTGATTGTAATTGGAATCCATGAGATGATGGAAAATCATTATCAATTTTTACTTTCCGCATTTGGATATAATTTCCATTCTTTCCATGAACAACCACAGGCTGAATTGCAAGATGTGATTTTATAATTGATATTTCTTCATTATTTCTCTTAATAATTCGTTCAAGATCTGCTTTAAGGAACTCTAATTTAGGATTAACTAATTCTTTTTTTTGAGATCCCTTCTCTAGCCATTCTCTAAACTGATCCAATGTAAGGGATATGATTGACCCTAATCCTTTCCAGTATTTCTCATAGTTTTTTAGGTACGCAGTTTTTGCTTCGTCTTCAGAAGAGAATCCCATCATAACTTTATGTTCATCAAAGTCTTTAGTATTTGGATCAATTTGATTGATTATGAAAATGATTTCAGATTTTGGATTTGGACCTATAAATACATCGACATGATCCCCGTCTGCACCTATGGTTCCTTTAATATATCCATAATCAAAATAAATTTTACATTTCCAAGATTTGCCAGTTTTATCTACGCCTGATCTATATGAATTCTTTTTATTTTCAATAGCAATATCAAAACCATTGATCCTGATATGTTTCTTTCGATAATTCCCGGCATCTAATTGAGCTTGAGAAGGAAGCTTACTCTTTTGAATTAGTTCTTCAGACTTACGTTCGTTATTTAGTTCATCGATAGTAGAAGGAAGAATAAAAAGTTGGATGGTCTCTTCGCCTAGCTTTTTCAATTCTTGTGATAACTTTCTTTTTGCCTTATCATCAAATCCCTTTCCAGATGAAGACAATATCCATTTATACCCTTGAATTTTTAGCTTTGCAATTTTGGAGACTACTTCAGTTGAATCTGATGATTCCATGACTTCACTCATCCAATTAGGATCAATTTTCGACATTGCCAGATGCAACTTATCTAGAAAATTTTCAGCAAATTCACTCGTGATGTCTTTATCTGTAAGAATCATTTTTAGTTAATATCTTGAACTAATTGAATCCCATTTGTTTTTTTATAGATTGCCTTTTTGAATTCTCTTAGCTGTTCTTTTCCTAGTACATCAACAAAAGAATCAAAACTTAATGCTGAGAATGTCATTCCAATAGGCATGACCAAAACGACTGGAGGATATCCATGAAGTTTTTTATATGGCTTTGAGACTGCTTCATCCAATTGGCCTACGATATCTTCAGGACTGGATGTTGCTGGATTGAAGTGAACAATAAGAACTGGTAAAACTTCTTTTTTTTGAATAGTAGAATTTGTTTTCCAAAGAGCACTACTCATTTTGAGCATTTGATATAAATATATCAGGTATTGAAAAAACATCTTAATTTTGAAAATTAATATTTGAATCTTGATGGTCATAGAACCTCTAAAGTATATTACTTATAATTACCATGGAAACTTGGGATAGCCTTCATCTTGAATTGTCTAGGCTTAGGACGATCTTCTCCTGAACCCCCTTCTACAAATCCAGTTACCCGAAAAGTTGGATGGTAATCATATATTATAGTATAGCCGTCCCTAGGTTTATCGGTGAGCCATTGAATTCTGGAATCTCCAAAAATAACAAAATCTATACCTTGTTTATACTCCTTAAGTCCTCTAGTGTCTTTGGAAATAATCTTATTTACATCTGATATTGGAGTAAAAGGCAATCGATCAAAATTCCCTGCTTTGAAAGGAACAAATTGTGAATGCCTTACAGTTGAAAATAAAAGTGTTATAATGTCTCCTTCGCCCATTTTATATCCAGACCCCATAACGGCTAAGATTTCTCCATCGGGAAGCTGAACCAAAGAACTGGAGAGTCCTTGTCTTTTTTCGATTGTAAAGGTTTTATAAGCAACCTTCACTGGATTTATAACTTTCACCTTAGCTCGATACTTTCCAGAAGTTCTTTCATTTAAGGTAATCGAATTTAAGTTAAATGATTTCCAATCTACCTTTCTCTGATTAAAAGATTTCTCATCTTCAACGTGATAAAGTTCTTCAACCCCTATGATATACCTATTTGATAAGTTGGAAATTAATAAATGCTCGTTATTACCTACCATCTCAATGGCAATTGTTTCAACTAACTTTACTTTGTAATCTAATTGAACCTGATAATAATAAGGTAAATCACTATCTAGTTCAATAAAACTATCATTTATTTTTTTAATAACTAAAGGTTTGGTTTCACCTCTAGCTAACAACGAAATACTTTTTACCGATTCTATTGGTCCATACCGAGTATAAACTCTATTCCCATCCACTTTCCAGGAGATTTCTTCATATATCTCTAAATCCTCTTGGAATGTTCGAATTTCTCCTTCATAGCAAAGCTTACAATCTGGTACTCGATCTTGTTGAGGACATGGACATGGTGACATCCGAAACCATAATGCTGACTCACCTCTTCTTTCAAGGAGCTCTTCATTTCGAAGGGGTGTAAATACGTTAGGTTTTGTAGGTATTGGAAACGGAGTTTCTCCTCCTGGACCAATCTTATTCAAACTTTATAACCCTTACAAAAGATCTATTTTTAAAGATGATTGAGTAAGATGATTCTATCTTAGGTGCTTTTATAAACATCCAACCTATTGTTAACATCTGAAAGAATAGTAAGGATATCATTTAAGCGAATTCTACGTTTACAGCTTGGTCTGCTGGAATATTTTTTACTTTATCAATTCCAATGATCGGTTTAAATTTAACCTCTAATCCTTGCTTTATGTGTTCGGATGGGATATTGCAATTTTTAATATTAAAGAAATATTCTTTGTTATCTGAAACAATAAATCCAAATCCTCCACGTTTCGTATCTTGATCTTGAGGAATAAATTTTTTTACCCATCCACTTACTAAAGTTTTACTCATTTTTTAAGTCTCCAATCTAAATATTGATTTAACCAGTTATCATCTTCAAATTCAGTTATACCATGATTGCAATTATCGGAATGATCATGAGCGCAAGTATGTGCCTCATAAATTCCTGATCTATAGATTCCATTATTAAAAATAAGAGATTTTTGAACCGATTCTCGATCGAGACGATTTAGTATTCTATTGATTCTTTTGTTTTCTGAAGCTTGCTCCTTAATAGAATCTAAATACTCTTTGTTCTCAGCTAAAAACTTTTCTTTATTGAAGATTTCATTCAATTCATCAATTTCAATGGAAGGAGAATATTGATTGTATTCATGAGAACAATTCGGATGAGCTGGTGCACAAAACCACCAATTACTCATAGAACCACGTCCAGCATTACTTTTCCCTGGCCAAACTGCTATGTCTGTAATTTGATCACCCTTGATACGATCTTCACCATCCCATAATCCTGAAGACTTTAATGCTTCTTCTGATTCAAATAATCTTGCTATTTGTTGTTCATATTCAAGACATGCATCACATATAATCGGATTTGATGTTATGCTGGATTTTTGAATTAGAATTTGTTCTTGACTTCTTTCATCTTTCTTTGAAAAATTAATAAAAGATGAGTATATCTCTTCTAGAAGGCAGGAATCAGGAACCGCAGACTTTGGAGCAATCGTTGATTTCAGATAATCGGGAGCGTCACTCGTCCTCTCGAATGCCTTCTTTCTTAACTTAAAAGATGTAATTAACCAAGGATTATATCTTTCGTTTTTCAAAAGTGAGATTACAGCAATAGCTCTTGGATTCTCATGAATAATATCAACTCTATTGGGATCATTTTTATTTGTTTTAGCGATGCCATTTTCAATAATTTTAGGGAGCACTAAAAGGAATTTATTAATGTCATAATTTTCCGATTCTCTTTTTGAAATAATATGACAAAGTCCTGCTTTTTCATTCCCCCAAATTAAGTCTATAGACCCGATATCACTTCGTTGAAAAGCACCAGGCACATAACCTTCTTTAACAATTCTTAGATGTGCGATTGCTTCATAAGGTTTTTTAGAAAAGATGTTAAATTTCTTTCCAAATTTTTCATCAAATTCTCCATTATTTACATTGCTGTCCCCTAACCCACTTACTTGCGAAGCATACAAAGGAAAACCATCTTCAAGAAATCGCACTATTATACCACCTCGACTTCCAGGTTCTAAAACTGATTTTACAATACTTTTTAAATCTTCTTTTTGATCCTTTATAAACTCTAATATATCTCTCATAAATCTCTAATTAGAAAACCCTTTGAAATTTTATATACATAGGAGTATTTGATTTTGATTCTTGAAGCAATTGAATTAACCTTCCATTGTTAGCATTTATCATAACCTCAGTGAAAGCGAACCTTCCCATATCTCTGTTTAGATGATTGGTTATTATTTCTTCGTACTCTCTTTCTTTTTCAAGACGTTGTGATTCTGATAGATTTTCATCGAATAAACCTAGAGCATCTTTAATCATATCATCATCAGGTGATATCATAATTGATCTAATCTCTCCGATAGTAGCGTTTCTTGCTAGTGCCTCGGCGATTTGTTGTCTATACATCCTTGTAACTAAGTCGTAGGACTTCCCAGATCTTTGTCCTAAATCATCATAAACGGCTAACCACTCAGCGCCCTTAGCATTTGCATAAATTAGTTGATAGACTCGATCTTTTGAAAGCCCAGTTGATTTGATTAACTCATCTATATTTTCTAATCCAGGGAAGTTATATTTATTTTCTAGAGTATTGGAAACCTCCGGAAGAGTCATCTGAGCAAGGTCATCAGGATTCTCTCCTTTCCCAAGCATATACTCAGCAATATAACCTAGAATAGTTGATTTATCTCTAGTCTCCTTATATACTTGATTCCAATCCTGATCCAAAAAATCGAAAATCTCTTTATCTACATTACTTAGTTGATTTCGTTTTACTGTTCCTTCAGGAAAATCTATTGATTTAGAATTTCTTCTGTATTTAGAATAATCAAATTCTGGATCATAGATAACATCAAGATAAGGTTGATCAAACTCGATGGGTTCAACCAATTTACCGAAGAATTTAGATCTTATTTTCCCAAAGGCTTTTTGAATTCCAGAGAGAATACTCTTTTCGATAGTTATATCAATGCTGCTTTTTGAATTTCCTAAAATTGTATGTTGAACATTTAGTAAATAATAAGCAAATGCATATTGTAATTCTCTGATGAATCTATAACTTGAGAAAGGAGATTCCCTCTTCATAAAAAAATTGAAACTATTTAAACAATTTTTCTATTGATTAATAGCTGTTCAATCTTGTTGGCAATTGCAGAAAGAAAGGTTTCCATAGGAAGCTGATTCTGGGCGTAGGAGTTAATTGTGTCGTACAATTTTTTCTTATCTTGCTCCGGTAACTTCATAATTGCACTGGATAAAAATTGACCCTTGCTTTCTTTAGTATCTGGAGATTTAAGAACTTCTTCCTTTTTGAATTCTTTTATTGGGGTTTGACTAGCAGCTTCTTCTTTAACATCTTTCTCTGATGAATCTTCAGGTTCATCGGTTTTTCCATCTGGATTTTGGATTGCATCTTCTTCTTTTGTTAATGTATCAGATTCAAGATTTCCATAATTTCTTGGCTCAGCCTCAGAAGTTTTTTGATCTTCATTTTGGATGGTATCTTCATTTTCTTGCATTGGTTAATTCTCCACAAAGTAATTTGATTTAGAGTATCAAATCAAACTTTATCGGTTTTTATATTTTACCTTTTTGTGAAAAATGACGGATCTAATCCCATTTTTTTGAATCTCTCAGATTGAATATCAGAAGCAGTTTTGTTTTCTTTTTCTCTCTCTTGAGCTCTCGCTTTTAGCTTTTCGGGATCCATAGTATTAATGGTTCTCTTTTTCCCTACAACTCTGTTAGCAAAATATCTAAGAGCATCCATTGCGTGATCCAAATCTTTTTTGGGAACCTCTTTTGCATTCTTGCCATCTTTAGGCTCTTCCCAAGAATAAGTTGCACCTTCTTCAATGGTCTTTACGCAACTTCTAAAGATTTTCAATTTTAATCCTTTCTCAGCTGACAATAAAGAGATTACTGATTGAATCCCTGTTGATATATCTTTATCTGCAGCTTGAGTAGGAATCCCACATTCAACCATTGTAGCCCTATCTTCAGCATCATGATCTGAAACTATGAAGCTGTTAGGAATTTTAATTTCTTTGATTTTATCGCAGTGCCATCTTACAGTTTTTTCAGTCTGATAGTGCTCATGAGTTAAGTACCAAGTTTCATTAGATTTGTCATAATGAAACCATAGAAATACAAAAGGATTAGTATATCCAAAGTCAACGGCTCCTGCACAGTCCCAATCTTTGGGAATCTCAAAAGGTTCAACTATACAATTTTCTATCATAGGATAAACTAGACCTTGAACATTTACCCATAGTCCTTTATAGAGTCGGTCTAGTTCGGTACCTGTTAATTCGGAAAGTGTCTCAACATAGTCCTCGGAAAGAAATGGATTATCAAGAGGTGTCCAATTTCTTCGAAAGATGCGTTTCATCTTATTTTCAGAAAGTGCTTCCCCTGTTTCGGGATCTTGTTTAAGGATGAAGTATTTATATATCCAATGAAATTTGTTTCTAGGGTTGCAATCTATCAAGAATTTGTTGATCAATTCTTCACGGATGTATGATAACCTTGTAATGATCTTTTGAAAAGTTTGATAAGATATTTGGGTAGCTTCATTGATAAAAATTGTGTTAAACTCTGTACCCATGATTTTCTCAACACGATCAGAATCATCTAGTCCAGCACCATAGATTTCTGCACCATTCGAGAAGATTAAGATCATATTTTGAGAATCGATCTGGTAATCTCTTCCGTCTTCCATTCCCATTTCGTTTAACATTGCAAGCAATGTTTGTCTCCATACAGAAATCCGTAAATGATTGAGACGATAACGGGCTATTAAATGCCTTGAACCTGGAGAAGCTAAAGCCCTTCCTATAATAATTTTTACTACCAGATAAGTCTTACCTGAACGAGCGCCTCCATCGTAACATATCTGATTAAGAACGATACTTGATATCTCATTCTTGAGAGCATCTATTTGTTTTGGAGAATATATTTTTGATAAATCAACCTCAGATGGAATGAGTGTAGGTTGATCTGATTTAGTTATTCCCCTTTTCTTCCTAGATAAAGCCATACTCCTAATACTATAAATTGGATAGGAGTATCGGATTAGAATATTGGGCTTATTGTTTAGCTAAACTTGCATTAATAATTTTCTCTTTGAATTCAGGTCTCAATCCAGTGTCCATAAGTATTTGAATAATTGGCTGCTTGGTATTCCCGTTATCTGGTTTTTCTCTAATTACTTCAGGTTCACCAATAGAACGAAGTAACTTTGAATAAGCTAGGCTCCAACCTCTAATTAAGGCATTTATCTCTTGATATACCTTTTTATGCCCAACTACTTCACCCTCAGAATTATAAACTGGGATATCATCATATTCAGATTCATCCTTAAGTCTTTTCATACAATTACTGATTATAATCAAAGAATCTTGATGCATTTGATTGAGAACTTTAGCTCTAGTATGTGCTAACTGCTCGATAACTAACTCTTCGGTTCGTTGTTCTATTTCCTTGGAAATGGATTTCCATTTGAACCGAGTTCTAAGTTTTTCAAATTGAGTCTTAGTTATATTGAATTTTTTAATAATCTCATCAATAGAAATGCCAGAAAGGTAAGCAATTTTTATTTCTTCACGAGTCCCTGAGTCTATTCTTTTATTAGGCTTAGCTTTCTTCATATACTTAAATTAAACAAATCTCTCTTATTTGTTCATATAATTCATTTGTCACTTCCCATCTACCAGATTCAAATTCGGCTATATAAGATTGGCTATATCCTATTTTTTGTCCTAATTGAAATTGAGTGAGGCCAGCTTCTACTCTGAGTTTCTTAATCTCCATATTAAGATTCCCTTTCTCAAAATTTTCTCTTTTGAAAAGATCACTTTCAGATGCATCAAAGGCATCCTTAATAACTTTTTTATATGGACCTGGACCAAACTCGTATTCAATTTTTTTACCTGAAACTTTAAGAAGAAAATTGCTATTCCCCATATCAATAATCGATACTTTCAAGCCTTTGAGGTTATTTTTCTCCCATTTCTCTTTTAATTCTTCTATACTAACTGCTTTTGCATTTCCATTTCGGATTTTTGTAAAATCAGATTCTATTGTTTTTTTAGGGATTAATAATCGTTTGGATAGTTCTTGGATTTCTGATCCAAAAACCTTTTTCAAGGAAAAAATCTTAGGAAAAACTTTTCTATAAATTAGTACTCTATCGTTAAATGAAATTTGTCTTCGTCCTACATTTCTGGATATTATATATTCGAGTTCATTATCTACTTTAACTATCTGACAAAGAATAGAAGTTCTTCCTAATAGCTTATAGGCTTTCACTCTATTTTCTCCAGATAGGATCATGTTCCTTTCATTTATTTCTATTGGTTCCTTTAAACCATGAGTCTCAATGTCCTTTGCTAATAATTTAATAAATTCTTCGCTTTTTGCTTTGAATACAGAGTTCTCAGGATGAAAAATTAAATCCTCAATACTAACCTGAATATATTTTTCAGTTAACACCATAAATCAATCCCTTCCATTTAATTTCCCAATCAACATTCTTTTAAGGTTCAATTAAAATTAAATCTACCCCTTCTTCTCCCTTTTTGCATCTAACGAACGTAGCAATGACCGAAGGTATGTCTCGTAACGAGTCGTCCTTGAGGACTCGTCCATGCACAAGAGAGTCAAAAACAGTTGCAACCATCCCATCAATGTCTCTTCTTCGATTATCTGAGACCTGGAAGATGATAAGAAGGATTGCGATATCATTAAGGTAATTTTCGTTAATCTGGCTTTTACTTTTGGATCTGTCCTGACAAATGACTCTTTGGAGTTCCACTTTTTCGCTATCACTTTTGCGTTTTTGAATGAAGGGATATTTTCTCCCAAATTTTGAACTCTTAGAACTGTACATTTCAATTAATTAGCTCCTTATCTCCTCTCCAAGAATCAGCCCAAATAAATTTCAACTCTGCATTTTCCGCACATTTTCGATCTTCTTCTCTATCGCCAATCAACATAGAATTATCCCAATCAATGACAAAACCATGATTATGTAATTCATATTCAATTAATGCAAGCATACCGATATTTGGTTTTCTACACAAAGACTTTCTGTTATACGGAAATACTTTTCCTCCTTCTTGATGCAAGCATGCTTTAATTATATGAAAAGGACTTTTAGTGAAAAGTGAGATCAAGAAATCTAATTCTTGCTCAACTTCAATAGGAGTTTTAAAGCCATGAGAAACTCCTCCTTGATTTGTTATGCCTGCAATTATATATCCATTCTCTCTATATGACCAAATTAACTTTTCTATATTTGGATATAGTTCATAATCTTGTGGATGGACAGCAAATTGCTTTCCCTTAGTTGGTTTTCTGACAGTTCCATCTAGATCTAAAAATAAAATAGGTTTAACTTCTAAATTTTCTATGTGTTGCATTTTAATCATTTTTTCTCCATCCATATAGCCCCAAAAAAAATGAACCTATAAAACTTAAATATATATACCAATCTTTCTTAACCAATTGCACGTGAGTCAAATTATCATAAACAAAAGCGTTCCTAGCCGCATAACAATATAAACATAATGCAATTGAATAAGAAAGAATCTGAATGCAATTTGAATATTTTTTCATTCCTCTAACCTCGATGAATTAATTGAATTATATACTTGAGCAGCCTTAGCTCTCATTGAATCCAAAATTTCCAATCTCTTTAAATACTTTTCAATGCTTAATTCATAAGGCTTCATTTTTTCGATTAATCTACTTCGTTCATTGATATCTTTACTTTTATTAAAATGAGTAGCTAATTCATCTCTCAACTTGAAATCGATGGATTGAAAAAATTGATTAAGATCATTCTGTTCTATATGAATTTCATTAATGAGGTTTTGCCATTTAATAAATAAAACATCACTTTTTTTAGGATAACGATTGTAACAATTTTGATGAATCCACAAGATGATTTCTTCTTTAGAGAATTCATTTAACCAAGATAAATCCGAGACTAAAATTTGACTCATTTCAATCCCTCAATTGTCCATGTTGCAATTTAGCTCTCCTCATCAGTAGTTCTATCTTATCGACTGATGATGATTCAAGTGAGGCGAGTTCTTTTAAATTACTTTTAAATAACGATTGAGGAATTTTAAAAACTAGAGATCTATCTTCGAAGTAGCATAATAAAACCCCTTTAAAATAAGAAGGAGGATTATCCCACTCGCATATAGCTTTTAACTCATCCAAAAATAATCTTTCATTTTTATTACATTTCCTATCTTCAGTAATTATTTCACCTATCTCTGATTTAAGCATATTGTTATCAATAAAACTTAAATTATAGAATTTACAAAGTTCTAAGAATTCTTCATAAGTTTCCCAGCCTCCCGAGTAACCTACACCAGTTGAAACTATAGCAAGAAAGCCATCTTGAGTTCTTTTAATTTGAACACACCTTTCAATTAAATATTTTTCATCTTTGTAGCCATGTTCAACTACATCTAACACCCCTATAATTGTTTGACCTGAGCAAATTAAACTCCAAAGTCTTTCATAATTCTGAGAAAGAAGAATTGCGTAGGATTGTCTTATGGATTCACTTTTGTAATCATTTGATTGTTTTTTCATTTATCACCTTTTACATAAAGTATTTTGCATCGGATGATGGATGGCTCCACAAGATATGCAAGGATCATAATCTACAGGCGGAATAAATTGTATAATATCCTCGCACAGATATCTATTCCCATTTTTATCGGTGACTACTCGATCTTCAAAATCCACTTGAGCGATTTGAAATACTCTAGAAGTATAAGCAAATTTCACTTCAACTTGTAAGCCTGGATAAAACGCTTGTTTATCGAATTTTTCTAAAATCATTTGAATAATATCCAATCTTCTGCCAGCATGTCTGTTTGAGAAGCAAGCCAAGGAACGAACTTGTCATCAGCTGTTTTCATTCCAATCCAGGGGAGCAAATTCCATTCATCATGCCCATCTCCCATGTTAATCCCTACAGCTTTTTCAATAATTGAATAGTGATCCATTGCGACTAATTTTAGCCACATCCCTTTGCCGTTCCATCCGATTCTAGCAACCATCTTTCCTTCTTTGAGAAATCGAATTGCTTGTTCAAATCCGAAAGTTGTTGGAACGGACAATATTTTATTGATGAACCACCTAACTTTATTTTTGAATACATCCCTTTCAGATAAGTTCTTCTTCTTAGCATCCTGATCGAATTTCCAATATAATTCTTCCAGATCGTCTTCCCAATTTTCCCATAATTTATCTTCCATTTGCTTATCCCACCTTCTCCAATTTTTCTACTTTTCTTATGTTCTCTTCTAAAATAGCTAAATTCTGTTTAACAGCCTGAATGCTATTATTTAGGTTTGGTGGAATAACGCTTTGATCCTCAAGAATTAGTTCCTTAGCTTTCCTTGAACCCCAATTCAATTGATCCCTAGTAATTCCAAGTGAAGTAATATATTGTTCGATCTCTTTGAGACTATGAATAATGTTCTCTAGTCTCTTATTCTCTGCTTTAACATCTAAGATTTGTTTTTTAATAATTTCTTGAATTTTCAAACTTAGCTGATGACCTCGTTCACGTATTATATCTCCATTCATCACATAGTCTTCGAGCTTTTCGAGTTTTTTCAGTTTCATAACTTGTTTATCAAATATATCTAGTGATGAATCATCAGATTTTGAAGGTATTGACCTCATTAGAGCGAGTCTGAATAGTTCAATAGGTATATCTACTTTTCTATTCATTGCTATTTTCTTTTTAAAAAGACGAGTTCCATTTGTGGAAGTTACATATAATCCAGCTTCAGGTGGAACATCTTCAATAGGGATAACTCCAGGAGGACAGACGAAATATATATAGTTACAATACGGAAGATATGTTTGCCATTTCTCGTCCTTTTTGAAATCGGATCTAGAGACTTTAATCTCATAAGCAGTGCACTCAGGATTACTCCACGATCGAGGCATAGTCCATGCATCCATTCTTGTTACTTTCTCTCTTGTGGAAGATCCAGTATTTAATTCACTAAAGAATAAATCATTTTGCCCTTCATGTTTATTGCGAAGTAGATTAAGGATTTTTTGACTTGTAATATCTATATTCATATTATATTGCCTTCAATAATGTTAATTCTTTTTCTAATCTTCTTTTCTCACGATTCTCTCTTCGATTTTTAATATGAATATGTCTGTCATGATTCAAATGGCATCTTTGGCAAAGTGCTGCTAAGTTTTCATCTCTACAATCTTCAGGGATATGATTAATATGAGCAGTTGTTAAAATAACTTTCGATCCTGTGATTGGATGAGGTTTGTAATTTTCCGCTCCGCACCACTCACAGAATCCCTCTGCTCTTTCAAATCGAATTCTGTAAGAGATTTCTTTCCAGTTAGATGGATAACGTTCCTTGTTCTCTGGTCGAATCGGCATTTATGCAACCTTCAACTCTTTTGATAGGAAGTTATTTATAATTTCTAATTTTCTTTTTAGTTCATCATTTGAAATCCCTGTAAGATTGATTATCTCTTGAGATAAATCCGTTAGAGGATTAACCAGAAGGGATATATCTAATACCTCTTCGGGATCATAATTCACGATACCAATTTCAATAATTCTATCATTTTCAGGATCAGTTCCGGTTGCTTCTAAATCTAAAAATAAAGTTTTCACAAATATATTCCTCTTATTCACATTTTTCTTGTTAAATCAAATCCACCGATTCCAGAGAATAAGGAAGCGTGAGTTAGTCGCTTTTTCATTCACTCACCCTCTCTATCCAGAAATGACAATTCCTCTTGCTTCTATAGTAAGTATATTTATCCCCACTCTTACCATACCTTGACCGAATTGTTGTGAATAATCGACCTCTTTCATCAATGAATAATAAAACTAAGAGTGATCCAGATTTTGGTAATTTAAAATGAGAATCACCAATTAAGGTTTGATCATCTTTGTATTTTGTATCATAATCTAAAAATGATTTACTTAACCCTTCAACTGAACTAACTTGAAATACTTCTAATAATATTACTGGTTGATCATCAACGATATCTTTTAGTTTATAATATGATAAGGTGGAAAATTTGATAAAGTTACTCATATCTATCACCTACTTTCTGTAATATTGTTACAGACCTGGATCTATGATTAGTACTGATCTCAATTCCAATTTTTCCGTACAGATTCCATTTGCTCTTTGAATACTGTGGCCACACTTGATCCAACCAAATAAGAAATCCTCCTGGAAGAAGTACCTTCCAACATTCATCTATAACAATGTTTCTCTTGATCAATGTGCACCCATAGTGCTCAGCATCTTCTATTGAGTAGGGTGGATCTGCGAAAATGAGTCCAAATTTATAATCTGCAAAATATTTGCTAAGCTCTTCAGCTGAACCAATAACATCTGGATTTAGCTCTGCTTTTCTATCAAAACGAATGTAATTTCCTTCGGGTAGAGAACCTGAGAATAAATGTAGTATTGGTGAAGGATCTGGAAAAAGTGTTTCCATTCGTTTGAGATAATTGCCTGGATAAGATCCGTAGTAAGCAGACTGTGATTGATAATTTCGACCTAAGAACCAAATGTCTTCAATGCGACCATTCCACAATCTTAATGGTGGAAATTTAGGAAAAGCTTTAGAATATAACTCGCATCTTTCCTCAATTGACAGACATCCAGGAGTTAAATTAGACTCCCAAATCTTAGTTAATACATGGGATTCTAATTGATAGTAAGCCTTTAAATCAAAGAGAGCTTGATCTGAGTTCATAATCTCGCTTCTCCTGAATCTGAAAAATATAAGGAATTAATTCTATTTAATGTTCTCTGAAGGTTCTCACTTTGAATTGAAGAATCAAATTTTTCAAAAAGTAAAGGTCTAGGAATTTGTATCTTCTTTTTGGTCCAAGATTCTAAAATTGAAATAACTCTATTCTCTAAGCCTAACTTATTATAACGTTCAAGATTTGAGGCATGTTTCATTATGAATTCTTCTGGAGAATCGTTAAAAACTATTTCTATAGATACGGAGTTAGGCTGTTTTGCAGATTGCATCTCTGTACTCCTTCCAGTGGCTTACTTTGTAAGATTTCAAAAACAACTCATAGTCCTCAGGATTCATATTAATCTCTCTTCCAGCTTCAATGTGTTCTTTTGAATATTTTGATTTCACTTCCTTAGTCTGTAGATTTTTCGATGGTTTGATTGCTTGTTCGGAATTTAAACCAGCTGAAAAGTCTGGTTGGAACAATAAGTCCGATGGAATTTTAACAACATAATGATTTCTTCTTCCTTTACGGATTTTTTCTAACCAACCTTTTTTAACAAGTTGAGTAGTAATCTGAGAAATCCTTGCTTTCGAAATGCAGTATCCTAGTCTTTTACGAATATAATCTAAAGATGGATAGCAATGAGTATTGACTCCTTGTATTGTGAACAAAGCCATCCATACTTTTGATTCACCAGCTCCTAAATTCATTACCGCAGCTAATGGAGCGAAGGAAAAATCTCTTTTGATATTTGAAATACTATTATCCATTGAAACTTTTAGCCCTTAAATCTATAGATTGATTTTCCATCTGAGTTTCGATTAAGATGGATTAGGTCAGAATTACTTCGAGGTCTTACTACCCTTATTACTAAGGATGAGAATACTCCAAAAATGAAGCAAAGAAGCCCAAAAGACAATAATAACAAAACATAATTACTGTTAATGAATTGACACATACTAATCCTCCTTATGTCTCATAGTTTTATAAAAAGTAATCCTAAGGATTCCTTCTTTTCAATCTCCATGATTCTAGATATATTGGGATAAACCCCATTGTCTCATGTTTGATCAGTACCAAACAGTCAAAGTTATAGAACTGTTGAGAAATCGACTCAATCTTCTCGGGAATAAACTTTTCCTTTTCTTCGGATGAGAGCCATTTAATAAACAATATAGCATCCCCTACTTTAGGGATGGTCCTATCACTTAAACCAGGAACCCATTCAATTATATCTCCAGGCCGAAAATCTTTCTTTTCTGAAAAATAATCAAATGCATCCTTAAGAGATAAATCACTTTGAAGGATCTCTCTTTTCCTTTCTTCTAAAGACTCAAGTTCTTTTTTCTTGGTCTCTGCTATTTGCCCTAATAAGTCATCTAACATAATAATTTCTCCTTACAAAGCCGTTTGAATGAGAATCGAAATCATAAGTCGACACGGCGAACATCGATATTATGACCTGTACCAGGAGTTAGTATCAGGCTACTTCTTTTTCCTCTTCTTCATTGATTGGTTCGGGCAAACTAAATCCCCAAACTTCTTCAATCTTCCTGATTTCATCAGGCTTTAGGAAAAGTTGTTCAATATCACCTAAACAGTGATATTTCATATCCTCAAGAAACGATTCTTTCTTACATGCAGAGACCATTCTAAGAATTGCCTCCGCAGTAGTTTTATTGAGATACTCATATTGTGGAATTTCTTCATTTGGTAGATCGAAAACTCTAATCGCAGATAGAGATTCAAACTTTCCATCGATGATATTTTCTTTGAGAATTTTCTCTACTGTAGGCTTGGTTGTTCCGGAACCATTAATTGACTTAAAAGCATTAGGTATTTCATCTATGCTCAAGCCTTTAAGAGCCATTGAACATATTAGATTGATCTTCTTTGCTTCTGATGATAGCTTTGAGGCAAAGACTATCTTCCAAGGCTTACCAGTTATCGAAGAATAAAATGCAGCTTGGCATTTATAGTTCCATTTAACTTTATCCCAAGACTTTGGAAGCATTTTGGGATCACAAGTTTTCAGATCTAAACCAAAATCATCAAACTCATAGTCAGTATAGCCTATAGTAGGAATTGCAATTCCATAATGAGAAGGAGAAGCTTGAATTCTTCTCTGATTTTTAAATCCATTGAGTTCTTTTAATGGAAGGAAATAACTTAAAGCTTCGGGAATTGACTCTTCAATTAATGAGTATTGTGATTCCACTTTCTTAAGATATTTATCATAATCTGGATGATCGGGGATCAAATACCCTGGAAGACTTTCTTCTGCATTTATTTTCCAATGAGTATCAACTATGAGTTTCAACTTTTCTGGAAACTGCTCTTTAGGTAGACCTCTGAGCATCTTTGAAATTGAATCTTTATCAAATCCGTCAACTGTCTTAGGATAAACTTTAAAGAGCTTTTCTAGGAGCTTCCCTTGATAAGATTCAATCGCTATCTTTATTAGATCCTTTATGTCAGGAACATTCTGAGATAGCATTGCTAGGTTAAGAGCATGTTCTATTGCTTGCCCTCTCCATGCACTTTCCATTGGATACTGAGATTGAAAACCTAGGACATATCTCAAATACCATGTGAATCTATTTGTTCGAAAGGAATTAAACGAAGAGATTGAGAATCTTTCTAGTTCAAGCTCTTCTAACTTATTCGCTAGTATTTTATCCCTCTTAGATAAGAGGTCTACTACTTCATTCATGCGACAACCTCCAATTTAACGTGAGCCTTCAATCGATCTCTTTCTTTGGATACTTCTAAGACCTTTTGCTCTAAAGCCTTAATGATGTCTTGAGCACCTAGCATTGTTTCGTGACAGTCATCTATCATCAAATCTCTTTGGGAAATTTGATCTAATAAATAAGCTTTATCTGCTTTTTGTTGGTTAATAACCACATAGCAATCCCTGAGGTTATTTATTATTTTCTTAATTCTTGAAAGATGACGAACGCTATTGCGTCTAACTCTACTGCCAGTAAATTTACCAAAAAGGATTTCTAAATCCCTTGCCTGTGATTTATTCTCAGTTACCATTTGTATTAGCCTCCTCTTCCTCAGTAGCCAACGGATAAAGTGAATTTATTACTTTGTTAGCTTTTTCAATCGCATCTTGAGGATGAAGATTTTGGATTACACAATAGTTTGCGACTAACCAATCAAAGAAAGGAACTCGGAAAAGTTGCTTTGATGTCGCCTCTTCTTTTAATCTTTGAAGTCGATTTCTTTGGTTAATTCTTTCTCGTTTTTCGAAAATAAGAGTTAATTCATCAGCAACTTCTTTCCTAGAAATTATGTATCCTGGATACATTTTGTTGACATATTCAATATGATCTAATGGATCATTTTCATCAAATAACCACTCAGGTTCATAATTCAATCGATCAAAGACACTGGCTAAAAACTTAATCGCCTTATCTTTATCTTCAAAATTTTCGGGCCATTGAATTTCCATCATGCTGCACCTGCCTGTGGAATTTGTGGTTCAGGACTATAACCCAATGCACCTAATAACTTATTAATTTCTACTAATCCATTTGTATTAACAGGGTCTTGGTGCTTTCTATTGACCCATGAATTTTTAATCTCAAGGAGTTTGGTTATTAATTCTACTTCCGAAAGATTTTCTTTGTTATCCTTGAGTTGCTCGAGCATCTCAAGAAGTGAATTATATGACTGTTGTGGAGTTAGTGAATTCCCATTCCCTTTTGCTTTAGTTGAATTATTTGGATTATTTGCAGCTTGGTTTTTATTCTGAGAACCATGTCCTTTGTTTGAGGATGGTTCGCCTACAAATTCACCAGTTCTTTTGTCTACTCTACCGTCAGGAGTATCCAAGAAATCTTCGGTATCCTGAGTGAACATATCGGAAACAGCTAGGACATTAAGAGTAGTGGCTATCAGTGCTCTTTTCTGAGACATCTTTAGAGCCGTGTTATATACATCAGCGATATCAGGATTCTCAGTTCTTTGCGAGTCTCGGTATCTTACCCATCTCCATACTCCATCGACTTGTTTCATTCCAAGTCCTTGACTTCTGTATTCCTTCTTTTTCTCCTTTGCATCTTTAGGGATTTCTTCATCGAGAACTTCAAAATCAGAAACATTACGATATCTATATTTAGATTCTAATGTTGAACACGATCCTGAAGCCGTTCCAAGTTCTTGTCCATTAGAGATATCATAAATAGTACAATCAGAATTGTATTCTCTATGACCGTCGCCTCTATCGATTGTAATCGTGTTATATTTAGCACCGAGTCGAAAAACAAAGAGCAATTTTTCAGCTCCTGGTTTCAACAAGGTTGGTCGTTGAGTACCAGGAATCACTCCATAGTGCTCATTCTCTTTCAAAACTTCAGACATCATTCGCTTAACGATATCGATGTTTTGTTTTAAAACTGCTATTCTTGATTCTACTGAATCTTGAATAGTAGGGCTTGAATTTTTAGTAGTAATCTCGTTCATTACTTACTCCTGGTACAAAGATTTTTTAAATATTTTCGCTTGACCAAGAAGCTAACAAAGAGACAAAGTTGATGAAACCCTGCCGACTCCTGGTACGGTTCATCCCCAATGAGACGAAAGTGTTGGACTACCGACTCTCATTGGGGATTTTCTTTTTTCAATTAAATTAAACTAATAGTGCTTCCTCCAATACGAACTCGTTTACTCTGCTATAGCCTTTTTCGCTAAGCTTTTTTGAAACAATATCCAAACCTTTTCCTGTAATTACAGTTTTTAAATAAACACCTTGATCACCCGAGGCTTTCTCGAATTTTTCCGTTACTTGTTTAAATAAACCTTGTGCCATATAAGTTTGGTAAGGTTCGTTATTAAGCATGAGGAATTGCTGATCTCTGCAAAATTGGAAAAGAGTCTTCTCTCCTATATCTTTGAATCCTAAAAGCTTTGCAGCTTCCCGAAAGGAATAGGTTTTGGAATTTGAATGAATGTAATCAGCAAAATCAGCTTTGGGTTTTAATTCCAAGATTTCAGCATCTTTTTCTTCAATCATCTTGCTAGCAGCAATTAGAGCTTTAGCAACCAGATACTTCGGATCTTCTATTTCTTGAGTTTTTTCAACGGAGTAGCTTCCCGTTTTACGAATAGATGGCAGTATTTCGTTTTTAATCCATTTTACAAAAGATTTAGCTTCTGGCTTTCTAGAGGTAAATACCAAAATGTAAAGACCTTGCTCGTTAATGAACCAAGTCTCTCTTTGCTGACCTGATAGGAACATTGTTCCCATCAGCTTTTCGTCCTCATCTAGCCTAGAAACTGCTTTCCTTGAATCTGTATGTTCTAATGCATTGCATATATCTTTCGCTACAAACCAAGGTTCGTTTTCAATTATTACAATACGGATTCCATTTCCAGAAAAATTAAATTCTCGCAAATCAATATGATTATTTTCCATAGTTACAAACCTCCGCATATTTTTTAGCTTGATTTAGATTATTCACAACTCCTTGAATCCATCCGTCTATGGATATTAGAATGAAACCATCAGGAAGCTTCTTGAATTTGATTACTCGATTCATATCTTAGCTCCTTCCAAAAGTTTTGTCCTATTATCCAATCCACACACCAAGCCTTGGTTCCGTGAAGATAAACTACCTTCCCTGATCCATCTATAACTTCCCAATATGGATCTCCATTTTTGTCTGATAAAACTTTCCTGAGCTTGAAAATTGATGCACGATATTGATGTTCCATAATTCATTCAACGCCACCATTGACTTTGGATTTTAGCCCCTGGATCGTGATATCCATCGATTCGAGGTTAGCATTTATCATCGAAAGAAGAGTTCCACCCAAGAGACGTTTATGAAGGTCCTTGAGCTTTTCGGACTCTTCATCATTTCTTTCTTTTAAGTTTTCTAGTAGATATTTTGCAGAAGAAGAATAAGACCGCACTTCACTTATCATTGATTGAATCGAATCAACAAATTGGTTGAGAGCGGTATTGATTCTCTCTGCTTTTTGGACAGTAATATAGGCTGAAGGAATTAGATCCTTCTCTACTACAGGTATGCGACCATGATTTAGATAGGCTAAATTAGTTGGACGACTGGTTTGGTTTATTACATTTTTTTCTTTCATACTATAATTTTCGAGTATGAAGAATCGATCATTTATTCAATGTTAAGGAAATAAATTGACTAAATCTATTTCAACATCGTAATAAGACATAAAGTTACTTCCTTATATAGATATTATGTCGCTTTAGGGACATTCCCGAATTGAGTGTACTCGCACATACTTTACAGCTCTATCTCAAAACATGCTTTACAATTTATTACAAATAGATCATGTTCCCGACAATGATGACGATATCTTGGGGTTTTTATATTGCAACAACTTTCCAGTATACATATCAATTACTCCAAGGCTAACTTGGTAAAAATGAATCTTTACATGCCTATCCGATATTTCTTCAAATCCTACAATTTCACCGATCAATGGATTTTCAAAGAACACTCTATTTGAACAACATTGGGCAAATCCACTTTCATGAACTTTATTTCTAACTACATCTGTTGGATACCCTACATCATTCATGAAGGATTAGTATTCTCGTTTAGATGGTTTGTAAATTTTTGAAGGAGTTTCGAATGCTAAAGCTTCATGAGGTCGCATTGTATTAAATTCTTTTATAAACTCATCAAATGCTATTTGCTGTTGCTTTAAAGAAGATTGTGGAGGAAGAGCTGTCTCTTCCTTAAGAGTTCTATGCATCCTTTCATGACGACCATTTTGTCCTGGCTTTCCTGGTTCAATTCTTTCAGGTCGAATTCCTAATTTTAACCACCAAACAGATAATTTCGTTAGATCACCAATAGCTTTACTTGCAAAGGGGGAGAAATTCAT